TAGTTGGAGTAGTTGGTGTAGTTGGCGTGGTTGGAGTAGTTGGCGTGGTTGGAGTAGTTGGCGTGGTTGGCGTAGTTGGCGTGGTTGGCGTGGTTGGAGTGGTTGGAGTAGTTGGACAAAAATAGCAATAGTTGCAACCTATACATTCCCATAACCCCCGAACGTCTTCCCCTTCCTGGAGCAAATTATTCTTAACGAAAATCTTGTTAAATTTTTTCATATATCTAATATGTTACACTTTTTATATATAAAGTTCTTTAAAAGCCATATAATATATGTGGACTTTTGTAATAATATAAATTTTGAAAAAGAAGAGGCAGAGTGTGATTTAGCTTTTCTTATAATGGATAGTGAAACTTACGCTAATTTGTCAGTTATATTTTATCAAGAAGAGAAAGAATGCGTTAATCAAGATAATTCTATAAAGCAGTATATTCATTGCGACAGATTGATTATTGATATAATGCCGGAGGCATAATGGCTACTAGTCCATTTTTTATTCCTGGAGGTTGCACTTATAAGTATTCAGCACGTTGGGGAGGGTCATATCCCTGCGGATGGCTGGTTTATGGAGACATAAGTTCTTCTGCATCGGATCCAAGTAGATGTTATGGTGCCAGAACTTGCGTATCAAGCTCAGCAGTCAGCGCTACTACTATATGCAATGGATATACAGATACACCAAGAAGAACAACAGGCTATGGCGATGGTAGATACTATATAGGGCAAACTTTCTTAACTAACAGTTGTTCTAGCACGCTAAATAACGGAACTTTTTCTTTTAATGGAGCATCTATAACAAATACCCAAACAGGAACGTCCTTGACTATGACTTGCCAAATATATTTATCAGCTCTAGGAACATGGAGCTCCAACACCACCTCGACCGGACTTCCTGGCTCCGTATGTTATAGAGCTCAAATAAGATGTTACCATGCTTATTTAAATGATGCTAAATTTGCTAGTGCAGGATCTACTGCTAGTTTTTGGACTCAGGATTGTCAACCTTGTTATTAATAATTTATATAATCTATAGCGCCAGTTAATTGCAAAGGTATTTGTTTGGTAAAGTATGGATCAGAAGACCACACGTTAACATTTCCTTTGAATAAAGCTGAAGTTGGTTGAGAATAATTGACTGTAGTTTTAAAAATATTATTTCCGCTAATAAGTTGATAATATCCGCTGGGAGAAACAGTTGGTAAACCGTCATCAATAAATACTAGGTTTGTGTGTCTACATCCTGTGCCTGAAGCACAATTTGGATTACTATTTGCTGGACCAAATTTTGTAAAAATTTGTGATGAGTTCACGGTATTTGGAATATATACTTGTATCAACTGCCAGACTTCTCCAAATGATGCAGTTATACTAGAGTCCGTAAAGGTGGATGAATTTACATTATAGAAATTACTAGTTCCTCCAAAAATGCTTGCTTCTGAGCCAGTTACTTCTGCCCATGGTCCAGTTTTGCTGGACCCAGTCCAAAAAGCTATTTTATTAGCTGCTAGTCTAGCTTGTGTTGGCGGAAGGAATGCTATATTTACTATGCTATTTTTTCTACCTAAAATCGTATCTCTGGCGTAAAAATTATTCTTTCTATCCGTAAAGAAATATCCACTGCTTGCAATTCCAGAAAAAGCTGAGATTCCGCTTCTTTCTGCAAGAGGTTGAAATAACAATGACCAAGTGTTTGGGTCACTTGCTCGATTATAATCTGTGCAAATATTAATATCAAATGGATTTTTATCTCCTAAATTTGGATATTCAGCAGCAAAATTTGCTCGCTGTGAAAAATTATTTGTACCTATAATTTTAAATCTTCCATTCCATATATGTTTTTGAGATGAACCGTTACCGCTTGGATTAAATATTCCAGTATTTATGCCTTTTGCTGTTTGAACCAAAGTACCATAAAATGGGATTTTAGTATCTCCAGATTTTAAGAATGCATAAGCAGTTGTAGTTTTAAATCCATTTTCTTTATTATTCGGCCAAGTTTTATAATTTAAACCAGAAAGATACCAAAACTCTGCTGGATATAGTTTATCAAGAAATCTAATTGTGCCAAGCATTTTATTTTCAATACTGCTATTAAAGTACCATTCACCAGAAGCTTGATTAGAAGAGTATTTAACATAATTAGGCTTTGCTCGATCTGGAATTATTCCAGTTATATCAGTCTCATAAAATTTACCTATAGTATAATTGCCTCTACAATTTGCAAAATTGCCTGTAAATCCAGTAATATAAGATTGATCTCCTTTAGACCAAGAGATAGATTTTTCATTGTCATTTTCTGAATTAATTTTTACTTGAATAAATCTATAATCTGATGAGTTGTCAGAATCGTATTCAAAAACTTCAACTCCGCTACTAGGATAAATTTTAAGTTTATTTGTATCGTTAATAGGCTTTTGTTGAATAAACCTATATTCTCTGCCTCTTTCTAAACTCAAACCTGGTGATAATTCTCCACTGCCTTGATCTTCTATTCCATTCCAGAGATATCCACCAGAATATGTTCCAGTTGTACTTAATTGACTCCAAATATTTCTTTCTTTATTTTCGTAACCCCCTGAATTTAAAAGAGGATGATATAATCTAACTTGAAAATGATGACAATTTCCAGAGTATATTGGTATTTTTTGATTATCTGCTAGGCCTGACCATAATGGTAATCCTCTGCTTAAGTTCCCTATAGTATAAACTTCAGAAATTAATGGAATTTTTGTATTTGATAATTTATCAAATATATATGGATTTTTCCAGTTAAAACTACCCCACCTATTTCCGGCTTCACCTGAATAGTTTTTAAATCCAGTAATTAAAAATTTTATAAGGATGTACCAAGGATTATTGCCTCTAGTTGGATCATCAAGATGTGCAGGATTATACACATACGTCGATCTTAATGGCATATCATCATTTGGTAATAATGGACCATATAAATTAGTAGAAAAGGTGTTCGGGCACTTAGCAAAGCTAATACTCTGATTCCAATCAACGGCAGTATCTTCAGAAAATCTTGCTATGTTAACAGCAAAATCTGAATTAGCTTCTATTACGCCATTCTGGTTAAAAGACCAGTTAGATGAAGTTGCATCTTTAACTGTGATATTTGCTCCAAATTTTGTATAGTTAAGAGTAGTGCCATCATCATATAAATATACTTGACTTGGATTAGAATAATTTGGTAGCATCTTAGAATAATCAATATAAAAATTAACATCTTGCATATAACCTGTTCTTGAATCTATAGATTTTATAGTATCGGTAATCGAATATTCTAGCCTCAATCCTGTATTTAATACCGTGTCACTACCATTTGCAGCTTTAGTATAGAAGTTATTCCATGATCCGCTTGGGGGAAAAACATATCCACCAAGTTCAGCAAAACTTCTTGCTTGAGAAGTAATTATCTCTTCTCCTTTATCAAAAGTGTAAGAGCCAAACAAAAAGTCTTTAAGGTATCTTAAAGACAAAATCCACTCGCCAGATTTAGAATTTTTTTGATATAAAAATAATTCAGAAATTTGCGCTTCAGTTATGCCTATTTCAGGGTTTGTTGTTTTTTGCATTTCTGCAGAGCTAGAAACTCCAGAGGTCTCTCTATAAACTGTAAGAGGATAATCCGTAGTAGGATAAAGAGTAACTCCACCGACAAAAGCTTTAGGCATTTCAGAAATAACAACACAACCAGAAGAAACAACAATGCTATTGGGCGTTTGTGCGCCCGTAAGAGTAGAGCAAGCCACAAGATTGTCTCCAGAACTATTTATTTTTAAGTCAGACCATGATCTTGCTCCTATTGGAGATGCGTTAGATAAAGACCAATTTAATCCATAATCTCTTGATGTATATATATAAAGCCTATCTGCTGTAAATGCTTGAAATTTTCCATCATCGCTCATGGCGCAAGATGTGTAACTTCTATTTGAAGCCACAGTTGAACTAGTAACGCTAGTCTTATTCCACGTTGCTCCAAAATCCATACTTTGATAAACTCCTCGACCAGAGGAAGTAATCAACATATATTTGTTGTCTTTGCTTATTGCTGCGCTAGTCCAATTACCTGTAGTAAGAATTTCAAAAATATTCATCATTGAATTATCAGAAAATAATGGAGCTTTATTTTTTCTAAGAGCAATTGTGTATTGGTAATCTTGAGAACAAGCAACATCAACCCACTCGTTCGATGGCATTAAAAACGGAACCTTATCTTGTTCTTCTGTACCAAAAACATTATATATCTCATCAAATGATGTACCGCCATTTAGCGTTATTTTTAATGTTCCTGATTTTTCTCCTATAATTTGAGCATTACTATTCTCAAGGACATTATCATAGTAAGTAGGAATAGTTCCTATTAAATATCCATTTGGTATTACTAGCGAATTAGGAAAACTTTTAACAAAATTTACGCCACTGAATTGTGTGTTGCTATTTATATTTCTTAGAGCAAAATAATTAAGACTAGGGTTTGAAAAAGAATTCCAATAGTCTCCAAGTCCAGTTTGAGGATAGCAGTAAACAAACCCATTATAATCTGTGAGATAAAGATTACCGCTTATTGAGCCTGATTTATTGTAATCTACAGATTTCCAACTATATCCTGGAAATGATTGCGTACTCCAATTTATACCTGAATTACTTGAAGCGCAGATATCTCCTTCTGCGTTAACCGCAACAATAACTTTTCCTTCTCTATCCATTGATAAAGATGTATAGCGTTTGTTATCATTACTAATTCCAGTCAGCCAATTTTTGCCAAATTCGTCAGTAATAAACAAAGTCTTATATGGAACATAAGTGTTCGTAGAGTGATAATTACCTTGTGCGTTTATACCGTATTCTGAAAAATTTTCTGAATTTATGCCATTTGAGTCATATAGACTTTGAAAACTAATTGGGTCTGCTCCCTCGTAAGGAGTAAGCAATGTACTTCCCGACACAAAATTATAATTTATTCCAGTCGGTAAATTAAATAATTGAATTGGCGTTCCAGTAGAACCAACATATGCAACAGTTTTATTCCATGGAAAAATTAAATTTTGGTTATCAATTTGTATCCAATCTTTGTCTGAAACTGCTGATATATATGCTTCGCCTTTTTCTATTGGATAAATTGATTGAGCTGTATTATTGACAACCTCTAACTGCTGTCCCTCAGAATTCCCCACTCCATCCCAAGTACCTAGTAATGCACCTGAACCATACCCTTTAGATCTATAAGCAACTGGATTTAAAGAATTTATATCAGATACAGCTTCCCATTGATCTAAGCTTTGATTAAATCTTAATTGGTAAGGAGTAATCTCATTAAAATAAATGTGTTCGCCTCCGCTAAATGAAGGCACATCTAAATAAAAATTCATTTTTGCATCTAAAACAGTTTTATATTTATTATTTATTTGTGCTATTAAACTTTTTCCTTGTGCAGGTTGTGAGGAGCACCACCCAGAGACTTTATCATTTTCAAAAATTGCAATTCCATGATTATAGCCTACATCAAAATCTTTAATTCCAGTCCACCCTTTGTAGTCATGAAGAAATCCGCTATACAGACCAGATAAATAACCAAAATACGATAGTATCCATGTTTCAAAACCGTCTAAATTGGTTTCATCTTTTCCCCATCCAGATATAACTGTAGTATTTCCAGTTTTTAATAATGCAAAAACATGATCTGCTGTAGAAATAACTTTTTTAACATCTCTAAGCCCGTCTTTTCTTATTCTTGCTTTCATGCTCCCAAAACCACTCAGCATATATGTATCATTAGAACCAGTTTTAAGTAATACATTAATATAATTTTCACCTATATCAAAGTCTTTAACGCCAGTTAAGTATATATTTGGATAAGAAGCTAATGGAATTGTTGGACCTGCTAGACCACTATAATATCCATAAGTTACATTATATGTAGTTAGCGCATAGTTACTACTATTAAAGAATTTATTTTGAGTTTCAAATGCTTGTCCACTTTTGGTAATAAAAAAACTATAATTACCAGCCCCATCATGTTCAGCATCCGTATAGTCAAAAAGACCCCCAACAAGTTCAGTCGTTCCTGTTGGATTAGGTAATGAATTTAATTTATCTGCAAAAATTGCTCTATCAAATTTTCCACGCCAAGTTTTACCAAAATTATACGAGGTTAAAATATCATCTGACGCAACTGCTGAAAAATATGCACCTTCTGTAAAATCATTATCTATATATCTACCTCCTGTTTCAAAACTACCAACCCAAGACCGATACTTTGAATCCATTGGGCCACCAATATAAACATATTTCCATTTTTTAATTCCCAAATCAGTTATTGGAGACCAATTTTGTCCATAATCTTCTGATCTCCAAAGATATCCACTTTGCGTGCCTGCTGCTTGATATTTTCCACCAGAAGATATTGCTGCGCAAGACCAATCTTGTAAAGTACTTTTTTGTGTCCAAGTTTCTCCTGTATCATTGGAAACCCAAAGATATCCACTATCTGTAAAAGCAGTTATGTATTTTCCGTAATTAAAATTAAAATTATTTTGCGCACCGGGATAAGCACTTTGTGGTCCTTGAGATCCGCCAGCATTATAAGCTAACCCTCTCCATTTTTTAATTATACCTTTTGTTGACCAATCATTCCATTGGCCGCCCGTATCGGCAGATACCCAAATATCTCCATCATTTTCTAATAAAATAGTTTTTTGACTAAAGCCAGTGGTAATAATCTTATCGTTTCTTTGTGTCGTAGAATTGTACTGATGTTTAAAATTAAATATTCCAGGATTGTCAACAACATCTCTAGAAGGTTTTACATACATAAATCCATCAACCCATGCTTTTGGCCCACCACCAATAATTACTTGTTGAAAAACATCTCCTTGATCATTTACCCCTGGCGACCACCCGTTCCCCAAGCTTCCTTTACCAAAATAAGGATCGCAACCAGAAGTAAAAATAAAATTATTACCACCACTTACAATTAACATATTTAGCAGATAATTACTTTGAACTGCTCCTACATATTGACCGCTAGTTTTGGGTAGACTATTTCCAGAAAACTTTGTTGAATTATATTGATATCCGCTGTAATCGTATCTAATAAATGGTTCGTGATGAAAAGTCTCATTACTTGGAAATTTGTTAAGCCTAAGTAAATGAGTTGCATCGCTTGTTTCATAACAACCAAGTGCAAAAGGCTCATTGTATGGATAAATAGCAAATGTTTTAATCCACTTCCAATTTAAGCTTGGCGCAGTTGGTGTTGTAATTATGTCGTAGTTATACCATTGTAAATTTCCACTCCGAACTCCTGACCAAAATGTAAAATGTTTACCAGAGTCCATAAAATAAACCGCGGGGCTTCTCCTAGCGTAATGTGAATTACTGCCCAGTGAAGTGTATCCCATATTTCCCCATCCAGTGAGAATGTCCCCTTCTAATAAAGCAAAACTAGCTTGAAAATCTGCTCCAATTTTTTTAACATTTCTAAGAAGCGCTCCTCCTGTGGCAGGATGCCTAGATTGTTTATACATTGTGTCACTAGTAGCAATGTAAGTCCTACTACCCTGTGGATAAGCATATCCAGTCATAGACCAGCCAGTAATAGTTTTATCTTCTAATATAGCTATTCCGTGAACATGTGAACCGTCAATATCATTAACGCCAGTTAAATTTCTAGCTTCTGGCGGCATTGACTCATAATAAGCATTCGCAATAATTCTTTTTTTGCTTCCACCTACTCCGTATCCTCTATATACAGAATCTACATCTCCAACTTCAACTGGAGGATTTCCTTGATAAAACATAGAAAGAGTTTGATCGCTATTAGATATCCATGAAACAACATAATTAGAAACCATTTTTTTGACATAATTATCAAATAATAAAATCCCATTTGGATTTAAATTTTTTTCTGTGATTTGTACTGTTTTAATTGAAGATATATCCATAATTAAACCTGACCGTCTTCTATACCTTTTCTTTTAATTTTTCCTCTTGTATCTAAACTTACACTTAAATCTTTTAAATTTGTCCCATTACTGTAAAAAGTTAATCCCATTGAGCTATTTAAATTAAAATGATTTTTATTGTTTGGGTTTATATCAATTACTTGTCCAACTTTAAAAATTGGTTTATAATCACCGCTTTGTAAATTTTGATAAAGATTTCCATCGCTGATTATTCGAGAATCATTGGTTTTAGGATATATATCGATAGGTATTGTATACTTTTGAGATTGGTAAGCTAAATTTTTAACTCCGTTGCCATAATCGGTAAAACGACCGACTTTAACTAATGTGGCTGGAAATTCATCTGTGAAAGGTCTAACTGTACCAGTAATTCTATATATATTAATATGAGCCGTGTTCAAGGCGTTTGGGGTTAATCCTTTGGTATTAATTTTAATTTTAAAATTGATATTAGATTCTCTTCCAATTTTATAAACTTTTTCAATTATTTCACCGTATTGATGGCCACTTTGTCCCTCATTAGACCAAACTCCATGATTAGGAATTCCTGGTATTCTATTTTGTTGTATAGAAATGATATTTGGATTATTAATACCTACGTAAAATCTTTCTGTTATATTACCTGTATTAAAAATAGATAGTTCTTTGGTGGCAGACTCTGCATATATGCCAGTAAATACCATTCTATAGTTATTATTTACGGATAATTTATATTTAGGATTGTTATGCTCATATACTGAACCAAAACCAAAGCCTCTTTTTGTTAAATTAGCTCCGCCAGTTAAATAAACAACTGGTAATTCTCCTGTAAAAAAGAATATATGATATCTGACAATGTTTCTTGGTTCTGTTATGCTAGGATAATTGGGTGTAGAGCCAATGTAGCTTTTAGCAGCCCTGCCTAATCTTTTATCCCAACGAGTAATTCTTCTGTTTGGAAGAGCCAAGAAATTATAATTTATAAATCCAGAAGGATTTAATCCAGATTGAAAAAATATTTGATTATAACCAATAACTTGGCCATGTTTATACCCTGACTCTAAATAAAATTTATGATTGCCTATATCAAATTTTTGATTTCCACTATGTTCAAAAATTTCAAAATAATTTCTATATGGTACAATGCCTCTATTTGGATCGATAGTTTGGTTATTATAAATTGCTTTTCTAAGAAGTCCAGCTACGCAATATTTTTCGTTATCATATTCTATTTGATATCCAGACCATTTCAAATCAACATATACTCCTGTTGAAGCTCTAGATGGGTCTCGTGTTTGCGCTGCTCCTGAAACGAGCCAAGGGTTTAAATTGCTTGGATCATCTACTACTGTATATGGAAGATTATTTCTTGGGCAAAAAGGTCTTGGTTTATCTAAATAAAGTTTTTTTGGATTTTGTATAGTTTTTTCAATTGGAATCCATCCAGATTCTTTCCAAAAACCATTATAATTTGACTCTCTATAATCTTCTCCAAATTTTTGATCATTTTCTCTTTTAGAAATAGACTCGCTTTTTGGGGTATAAAAACCACTTTTATAAAAAAGCGCTTCTTCGCTAGTGAGATAATCTTTAGAGAATGTTTTAAAGGTCTTCTTGTTTACAGCAAGAATTTTTCTTAAGTCTCCTGCAGATATACTTGGATCTAATCCAGCTCTAGTTTTATTGTATAAATTCATATTAGTTTAGCCTTTTGCTTATCTTCATCTTGCGATGGATGGTCTTTCAACATATAAAAGAAGTGAGTCGCTTCCGTACTAGAATCTGACTTTTATTGTGATTGCCACGCGTAGCGATTTGCAATTGTACTTATTATCATAATGTTTTTCTTAAATTTTTAATTTTAAGACTTAATGTTACCATTAAGATCGGACTATGTCTTAGCTGCTTTTCTAAAAGCAACCTTGGGCGCTCGTGTCTCTTTTATTGCTGCGATAGCTCAAGAGTTAGTCTCTACACCTTCTTGAACCATGTCTGTCGCAGTTCAAGCTTGGCTCGGCGTTATCCTATATATTTCAAAGAACTATTTTTTATTTATAGGACTTTCACCGAATTCACCCAATAAGGCCACCATATTTTACACAAATAGAAAAAAAATAGAAATTATAAAAAATAGATATATAATATACTAATATGAACATAGAAGAAATCCCATATATACCAAGATATTACGATGTTATCCTCCGAGACGATACAATTTTTAATGAAATTAAAAAGAAATATCCAGAATTAGAAATTGATTTATTAAGCTCTAGAGACAACCCAAATTGCGAATGCAAGCAAAGAGTGACTAATTATTTAACAACTAGATTAAATATAAAAGAAGATGAAACCTTTTTAAAGGGTTTAATAGACTCAGATAATGCTAAAAAACTCAGAGAAGAAATAAATGAAAATTGGAAATTCATAATAGAGGAAGAAACTTTTAAAAAACAAAATGTATCTTTAGAGTTTGCCTCTCCTGGAAAAATTTATAAAGTAGAAAAAAGTGATGAAGCTTGGTTAGAGTTTGTTACAAAGATAAGATCAAGCTTGCAGTTTCAAAACTTTTCTGTGGTAGATAAAGAAACTCATTTAGAAGTTTATTTTATATAATAGAAGTTATTGTTCGTCTGATGTCTGAATTTTTTTCAGATCAAAACAAATAATATTTTTAGGCGTAGGCTTTGAATAACTCAAAATTTTACCAAATCGTCTACAACCTGGCACAGAATAGCCCATTGGTGGGATAGCATCTGTGCCATAACAACTGCTTCTACCAGTACCAGGCCTACTTATTTGTGCAATAGCGCATGATCCAATTATATTCCATCCTACGATATAAGCACCTCCTCCTTTTTTACAAAGATACCAACCTTGTGTGCAGAGATAGCATCCGCAATTTTCGCATCTATAACTCATAAATGGAACACATTTTGAATTTGGTTGTATAAGAACATCAGGAACTATACTTTGGTGTTTGTCACATCTCAAAGTACGATTAAACCTATCTACAACTGTAGAACGTTGGCATTTAGTTGTGTCAGGTTGAGGTGATATAGGTCGCATATATAAACGTATTACACTTTTTTAAAAAAAATATGTGTAATAAAAATTATGGCTAAAAAACCTAAACCTTGTATTTGTCAAAATATTCCAGGATGGAAAACTATTGTAGACACTAATAACAAACCGTTAACTTGTCTCGCTGGGGTATCTTATGAAATGGAATTAGATAATTTTAGGAATCCACGAAGAATATACCCAGAACCCACTAAATGTCCTGGTTGCTATAAATGGGCATATAAATGCCAAAAATGTCAAAATGCATGGATGTGGGATTTTGGTAATAGTATGACTAGTGGACCTAGTCGCATTTACGCGGACTGCAAACATCCAAATGGATTAAAAGGACGCGCTCCATCAATAATAGGATGGTGGAGAAAAGGGGGTTGTGCGTATGCAATATTTAAATGCACACAAGGTCTTGGGCCATATCGTGTAGAAAACGGCCAATTTGTTTATGATGACGGTACAATGTATACTACTCGCAGTGGAACTAGAGAATATGTTCGTTTTCAGAACAATCACCACACTGATAATTCAACAATATCAGGTTGGGCTCCTGCATTTAAATTTCGTGATCGCAATATTAATTTTTCAAGACCTAAAATATCGCTTGGGTGGACAATTAATTCAGTAAATTATTACTCTGGTATAAAAAATCCCGTAGAGTGCTATTCCTACGTACCTCCGTGTACCCCAAATCCAAGGGTAGGCCATCCTTGTCATCCAGACTGTAACAAACCTAATGCGCCGTCTTCTCCTGTTGGAAGTATTCCAGGATTCCCTCGGTCTTCGGGGTGTACTGATTGGGATTGGCTTCCAGAATATGGTAAAAGAGGCATACGTTATTCATGCGGAGGCTGGAAAAGTTTTTACCCTCCTACTCGATGGGCTGACTACCCTTATCGTTTTGTTGACGGTGCAATGCAAGACGTAAATTATGTCTACGCATATAGCCCTAACAGTCTTTAAAAATAAATTAAATTTTACTTTTATCGCCAGAAAATATTATTTCTGAAAAATCTTGGGTTTCTTGATAGATGTAGTTTCTTATGAAATCTTTCATGGCATTTAAGGAATCGAAATTTAAATCTCTTTGATGAATTGTTGTGTTGTCTAATATAATTTTAAATTTACCAACTTTTTCTAAAACATCGCACTTATTAATTATTAATTTATTTGTTCCAGATATTTTTATTGCTTGAATAAGGTGTTCTAATCTTAACCAATTCGCTAATCTTTTCCTACCAGTTGTAGATCCATATTCACTTCCTACATTGATAATCTCTTCTAACTCTTTATCATCCCATAATGATATTGGAAACAGTGGGTCTACTCCACTTTTTGTATCATAAATTTTTGCTACTCCAATTATATCTCTTATTTTTTTAGGACTAAAACCTAAAGAGCAAGCACTATATGGCAATGTCTCGCTACTTGTTACGTAGGGATAATTTCCATAATTAACATCTAACCAAAAACTTTGAGCTCCTTCGCATAGAATTTTTCCATACAAATTGCCGTCCCAAATATATTGTTTATCAATATAATCTTTCGCTAGTTTACCAACTCTTAACATTTTATCAGAATAAGCTGGTGCAATTCCTTGTCCAGTAGTTCCAAATATCTCTTTTAAATGTGTCTTATCGTAGATTAAATGTCTGTCTGTAATAATATGTGCTTTTGGACTAACTTTAATTAATGAGGTATTAAATCCTTCTTTTTTTAAATAATCTATTTCGTCATAAAATTTATCTATATTTATAACACAATTGGGGCCAATAATGCTTAATTTATTTTGAAAAACTCCACAAGGAATAATATGAGTTTTATATTTTTTTTCATTTATGTATACTGTATGCCCAGCATTTGGACCACCATTCCATCTACATACCATATCATAGTCTTTGGATATAGCGTTACTAATTTTACCTTTGCCTTCGTCCCCCCATTGGAGCCCAAAAATAATATCTACATAATTTAAAGACATTTATTTAACACTGTCAATATAATCCTTGATCATTCTAGGACAAAAATTTTTGCCATCTTTACCGCAACATTTTTTAAATTTTATATTGGTATAAGGACACATTTCATTCCTATTCATTTTTTTCATGACCCGATGGATAGGGGCATTTGCATAAGCTCTTAAATAAGGATTAAGAGCGTCTATTTCAAGATCTTGATCATTTTGATTATCTTGGTGGTTCATTTTTATTTTATGTATAGTTAAATATTATATTGCACCTGGCTGGTACATTCGTAGAAGTCGTGCCAGTATGCGGCTTAGAAGTATCAAATAATAGAATTCTATTCTCAATATTTTCTATTTTTGTACCGTCTTCTAGAATTGTGTATCCATTATTTGTGTTAACAAAATACAAAGCGCCTTTATGTGCCACATCAAAATCAATATGCATTTCATGCTCATGTAAGTCTCCGCTATTAGGATAGAGGTTGCCTTTTATTCTTATTAAACTTACGGGCTTTAATATATCTAATATTGGTAAAACTAATCCAAAAAATGAAGATGGAATAGACCTTGGGCCAGAATAAAATAAATGGAAGAACAAACAATATTTATTTTGACTGTCTCCAATATTGGTTATGCTTGGTCCATAGTACCACGGAAATGTACTATAATCTAATGTAGCTTTTTTAATAGCGTTAAATGCTTCATAATTAAGAGCGTTATCAATAATTTTATATTCAGATTTTTTACTCATAAATTATAAAATATTTTGGTTTGGATTTCTAATATCAAAAATTGATACCTCATTTTTTTCATCATTCTCATTTTTTACTACAAGAGTACATCCATCTTTCACTGATTCTACTGTCCCAAAATAAAAATCTAAATTCTTGGGGCTTTTAATTACAGCTACTCTTTTACCGATCATTTTTTTTGCATAAAATAATTTATTATCGCTCATCTGTTTACAATATCCTCCTGGTTTTTGATTTTGAAGTCACTATAAGAAAGACTATTCTTTTGCAAAGCGAGTCTCTCATTTAGTCTTACTCTGTCTTGAATGATTGACGATAATCTGTTATATTTTTCAGATTTAAAATCACCATTAGACATTGTTTCTAATCTTCTAGATCTATAGAACTCTATATCTTGATTATTCTTTTTCATTTGAGCTGTAATGTTAAAATATTTGACTCTTGACTGATTGTACGAGGTTAAAGAGTTTAGGTAAACCGTCTTGCTAAAGTCCTCAGCTTTACATTCTGAATAAAAAATTACCCAAATTGTTACAAGTATAATCGATATGTATTTAAAATAATTCATCTTAGTACAAGTCTATATCAAATATCATAAATTGTCAACTGCGTTTTTACCGTGAGAAAATCCCTCGTACATATTATTAGAAGAAACCTGTACTACTTTAATCGTGTCATTCCATATGCCGCCTCGCATTTGGTCTATAGTTCTAAACCCTAAATAGCTCATTGCACTTCTTAAGCCATTTGCAAAATCATAAACAATATCTTCTATCGTCCTATTTGATAGAGGAATTAGCGTATTGTCTCCTTCGACAAAAAGATTTTTTTTCGTTCCATCGTAGAGTTCGTAATCCTCCACAACATCCTTAGATGCCATACCTCTATATTTGGCATAATTTTTACCATCTTTTTCTACAATATCTTCATCGTCTACTGTGTCTTCTAATCCTGCAAAAATCCTTCCGCATATAACCGCATCACATCCGCTAGCAATAGCTTTTACCAAATCTTTTGGGTAGCGAATACCGCCATCAGCTAGAACACTTGGTCTATGCTGTGGGTTTGGTTTGTCTTGTTTAAAGAGATCAATTTGAGATAACTCCCAATTTCTAACGGCTTTCCATGCATAATAATTACCAGTCACACTTGGACAACCAATTCCAGTTTTTACTTGGGTTAAGCACATCGAGCCTGGCCCAATAAGATGTCTAAAACCGTCTGCTTTTAAATTGGCTAACCTATAAACGCTTTCTTTAGTTAATGTATTACCAACAATTATATCTTGAGAAAACCCAGCAGTTTTATACCATCTAAGAAAGTCTTCTACGTTTTTAGATAAACCATTAGCTGTATCAAGAAAATAAATGTCTGTATATGTATTCGTGGCTCGAATTCTTTCTTCTGAGTCTTTTAATCCAATTGCATTTATTGAAAATCCACTTTGATCCTTAATTATTTTTGATTTTAATTTTTGGTCCTCAATAGACATGAAGCGATGAAGTACTCCCGCTCCACCAATTTTATTTATTTTAATACATGATTTAACAGATGAAACAGTATCCATCGGAGATAGTACTATGGGGATCTTAATCTTATTATTTCTAGAAATTTTTGTAGATATGTCTACTTCTTTTCTTGAGTAAATGTCTGAAAAATTTGGTAAAAGAGAAATATCGTCATATCCAATAGCTTTTTTAAACATTGGGTAATATTATCTTATAAATAAAATAATGTCAATCAGAATTGCTTGAAATTTAAATTATTTTTATCAACAAAAACTATATTTTTTGAAAAAGATAATTCTTTTATAAAGGCTTGGTCTTCAATAGAAAGATTATTTTTTATAGAGTTCTCATAAAAATCATTAGCAAATTGAGCTCTAGTTTTTCTATTACATCCGCACCCGCCAAGAGAGTTTTGAAAAAATTTTACAATATCTGAGAACTTATTGATTTTAGCGTTTGATGAATAGTTATTTTTTTTTAAAAATTCTACGAAAGATTCTATATTAAATGTTGTTGTCTCTGTCATATTTATTTTTTAATATTGATACAATATAATATAATATCATTAAATAAGCAAAATTACTAAAAAAATTGTATTTATTTGCATAAAAAACCCAAGACATAGAGGTAACCCAGACACTTACACAAGACGGACAGGTTATAAGCCTAGTAAAGAAATTATTATAATTCAATAATAAAAAGGCATGATAATCTATATTATTATAGTTTTCTCTAAAAAGAATAAAATCATTGATTTTGAATAACTTATTAAAATATTTAATATATTTAAAATACTCGATAAAAGCATCAGTTTTAAACCATATATAAATTATAAAAAAATTAAAGAAAATAAAAAAATTGTCGTTCATTTTTTTGTCACAATTAAGTTAGGAAATATCAAGACGTCGATTCTACTGTTCAAAAAGCTTTTAATCGCATCTTTTGGGCTTTCTACTATTGGTTCACCTTTTACATTAAAAGAGGTGTCTAAAACCATAGGCACTCCCGTTATTTCAAAAAATGCTTTTATTAGATTGTAGTAATTTAAGTTATCTTTTTCGTTTACGGTTTGCGGTCTAGATGTCTGATCTACATGAGAAATACCTGGAAGGCTATCCTTTAAGATCTTTGCAGCTCTAAGCATAAATGGGCTATCTTTTATATCGAACCATTCCTCAGAATATTCTTCTAGAATAGAGGGGGCAAGGGGTCTATAAGATTCTCTGTCTTTTACTTCTCCGTTTAAAAAATCTCTAATAGTTTTTGATCTAGGGTCAGCCAAAATACTTCTATGCCCCAAAGCTCTTGGCCCTATTTCGCTTCCGCCATCAAACCAAGCCAATACTTTACCATTTGATAAAAGCTCGGCAGCAATTTTTATGTAGTCTGTGTCTGCACGAAAATTAATTCTATCTTGGAATAAGTCTATTGAATTTTTGATATCTTTGGTACTATATTCTTTTTTAGAATACATAAGCTCTGAGTTTAAGTATTTTTGTTTTGGGTTTCCTAATTCGTTGTGCCAATACCAAAGGGCTGATCCTATCGAGGTACCATCATCTCCGCAAGCTGGGTGCAAGAATATATTTTTGAATTTAGATTTTTTGAAAGCTTTTTCATTGGCAATACAGTTTAATGTGGATCCTCCCGATAGGCAGATGTTTGGTTCTATATCGTGCAAGACGCTATACTGATATGCAAGTTTAAATATATACTCTAATTGATTTTCAAATATAGATTGAACTACGAAAGCTTTGGTGGCATTAAGTTCTTTAAGTCTTTCTTTATAATATAGTGGATCTTTTTCAGATTCATTTCTTAAAATTTTAAAAAAGTTATCGTAATCTTTATTTAAAAATAAATTATAATCGAAAATATTTTTATTGAGAGCTTTTGCACCATGCGCAGACAAACCCATCATTTTTCCTGCGCCAGTTAAAGAATCTTCGCTTAATATTTGTTCGCTAACTTGTGCGTAAATTTGGCCTAAATTTATCATTTTTAAATCCTGGTCATTAAATATTGGATATATTTTATTGCCTTTGCCAATAAAAGCTTCAAAACCCGTTGGATCCCAAACAAATATTATAGAAGAATCAAAAGGCGAAGAATAATAGACTGCAGAAGCATGAGATAAGTAATGAGGTGGATTAATAATGCATTGTCTTTTGAAGCCCCTAAAAAAAGCATATGTTTTAAAATTTGGTCTATTGTTTTTCATTTTAGGAAAAAAGTCTTTATTGCATGGATCTAAGCCATAGTCTTTGACATCTAGGAAAACTTTTTTGCCATTTTCACCAGTATCTTCAATTACAAAATTTTCCCAAGTATTTTGAAAATATCCGTTGTTATCGGAATAATACTTAGGTGCAAACATGTAATTTAAATTATTCAATAAATACAAATCTATATCTGCTGGACTTACTTCTGCTATTTTAAATAGTTCATCAAAAACTTCTTTTGTTGCTCCAGGATGCTTCTTTATTCTAGAAAATCTTTCGGTACTAAGATAAGCTTTGATTTTCCCATCGCTTAATATTGCAGCAGACCCATCATGATTATAATTACAGGACAGTATATTCATTCTTTAAACTTTATTATTTCAATATTAAAAAACTTAAAAATATTGAAAGCCTCTACGTCGTTCTCATATTTTTCTAAATATAAAACCTTTTTTATTCCGTAAGAAGCTATATTCACAGCGCATGAGGCACATGGAGAGAGCGTCGTAGCTAAAAGGTATGGGTTATCGTATCTAGTTATACAAGATAATGCATTTATTTCTGCGTGAATAATTTTACTTCTTCTCTTATCTCTATTAGACCAAAATCTTGATTGAGTTTTTTGTTTTGGCTTTAAGCCATTATATCCAATAGACAATAATCTTCCGTCTCTATTTAAAATTGCACATCCAACTTTTTTATGTATGTCTTCAGACCTTTCAGCCCATAATTTGGCTGTTTTTATTGCGCATTCTTCAAAAGATTTTCTTTTATTCAAGATTAAAATTATATCAAATTATTAAAAATCTGTCAATTCTATATTGACTTTAAATATTATCTAGAATATAATTTATAAATGATAGGAATAACAGGAGTAGCAAGGTCTGGAAAAGATACATTTTACACTATACTAGCTAAATATTTAGAATCAAAGAATTTAAAATGTAAAAGATTAGCTTTCGCTGATAATCTAAAGAAAGAATTAAATGTTTTTGTTAAAGAAAATTTCAAAATTGATTTAAAAAACTGCACTCCAGAAGAAAAAGAAATTATAAGACCTCTAATGGTCGCTTATGGAAAATGCCGAAGAGCTCAAAGCGAAGGTCAGTACTGGACATCTCTTCTTGATGGTGATGTTAAAAGTTTAGAGAGTAAAAACATTATACCTATAATAACTGACGTAAGATACATAGAGTATAAAGGAGATGAATATTCATGGATCAAAAATTATAATGGTATATTAATACATCTATCAAGAAAATTAGATGATGGATCATTGGTCCCTCCAGTGAATATAGAAGAAAAAGCAAATGATAATAAATTAAAAGCTGTGGCAGATTTCACTATTTGTTGGGATACCTGTCAAGATACTAATTTTTTATATGAACTAATAGAAAGAAATTTAGAAAAAATATATGAATTATACAGAAGACATAGATCTAATAAATAACATTAAAAATAAAAATGATAGTGTTGCTTTAAAAGAATTAGAAGCTAGACATAGCGGTATATGTCATCAAATGATTAAAAGATATTACCAAAACATGGTCAATTCTGGTATTGACCCCGAAGACATAGCTTCAGATAAATTAATGGTAATATATCGATCAGTACTAAATTATAATCCAGAAAAAAATGTAAAATTTTCTACTTGGTTAGGCAACCAAATGAGATATCACTGCTTAAATTGTTTGAATAAAAAAGGGCCATTGTTAGCCATGGAAAACGACGCTATAAAAAATATAGTTGAAAAAAATCAGAAAAAAAATGATTATTCTGAATCTTTAATAAAAGAAAAATCAGATTTTATCTTTTCTTTATTAGAAAGAACAAAAGATGAAAGAATATTAAGGATTTTTAAATTAAGATACTTTAATGACTCTAAGCATATGGCTTGGAATAAAATCGGCAAAATATTAGGCATAAGTACTCAGACCGCTATTAATTTGCATAACAAAGGCAAAAGATTTATAAAAAATAAGTTGACAAGTTTAAATAATAGTGATATCATTTAATTAACAATATAGGAGAAAACATATGAATAATACAAATAATAATGAAAAAACTGATTGGGCAAAAAGAGACGTTGGCGCTCTCTGGAAAAGAGAAGGTCAAAACCAGAAATATCTTTCTGGATATGTAAAAGTAGATGAATTAGGAATAGAGAGAGAACTAAAAATTGTAGTTTTTTCTAATAAAAATAAGAACGATAACGAAAAAGCACCAGACTATAGAATCTATGTTTCTAAGCCTTTGGATAAAGGTTTAAATTCAGTTAAAAAAACTGAACAGACCATAGAAAAACCTAATAAGGCTAACGCCAAGGTTTTATCCTCCAAAAGTTCTGCGATAGAATTAGAAGCTGAAGAAGAAGTACTTTAATGCCCTATTGCTTTAACGTACCCATAAATTCACTTTCCTTTGGCCAGACAAGTCTAGGTATTCTCAATGAATGCTATAAAAGAGATTTAGATGTACTAATACAACCTATTGGGTCAAATCTTGACTTATCTTCAGGATTTAATGATGAAAAATTTAAAAACTGGTTGCTGAAAAATACTAGTAGGTTCTTAAAAGAGTTCAAGAGGTCTAATAAAATATTTAAATTATGGCATCTTAATGGCGGCTTAGAAAGTTTTGCGGAAAAACAAATACTCATGTCTTTTTATGAGTTAAGCTCACCAACAGAAGAAGAGATTAACACTGTCAAAAACAATTTTGTAACAGCTTTCGCATCGGAGTATTTTACTAATTTATTCAAAGAGAATGGTTGCTCGAATGTACAAAAAATACAATTAGCTTTTGATAAAAATAATTTTTCCAAAATAGATAAGAATTATAGCCAAGATAGAGTCGTGTTCAATCTAACTGGCAAGTTAGAAAAAAGAAAACATCATTTAAAAATAATAAGTCTTTGGGCAAAAAAATATGGAAATAATCCGAAATATTCTTTGCAATGTGCAATATATAACCCATTTTTAAAAGTTGAGGATCAGCAAGCTTTAATCTCTTCTGCTTTGGAAAACAAAAGATATTTTAATATAACTTTCTTAAACTTCATGCAATCCAACTCATCTTATAATGATTATTTAAATAGCGGTAATATAGTGCTTGGCTTGAGTGGTGGAGAAGGATGGGGTTTACCAGAGTTTCATTCTGTAGGCATTGGCAAGTATGGTGTTATTTTAGATGCCCACGGATACCAAGAATGGGCTAATGAAGAAAATGCAGTTTTAGTAAAACCGTCTAAAAATAAAATAGAAGCTTATGATGATATTTTCTTTAAGAAAGGCGATAGATTTAATCAAGGAGAGATCTTTGATTTTTCTGAAGAAGCCTTCTATGAGGCATGCCAAAAAGCTGAACAAAAATATTTAAATAATAGAATTAATGAAGCTGGACTTAAGATACAAGAAGATTTCTCTATAAATAAAACTACTGATAAAATCTTAAAATTATTAGAATAAAATGCCAGAATATCTGTATCAACATCCTATAACAAAAAAAATAATATCTATATATCAATCTGTTCATGATACTCATGAATATATAGACGAAAAAAAAATAAAATGGGATAGATGTTTTACTTCACCGCAAATTAATGCCGATCAAAAATTAAATGAAAACTCATCATCTAAAGATTTTGAAAACTTTACTAAAGACAAAAAATACTCTGTTGGAGATCTCTGGGATAAAAGTCGAGAGCTATCAGAGAAAAGGCAAGATCGTTTTGGCATAGATAAAGTTAAAAAACAATATTATAAAGACTGGTCTAAACAAAGAAAAGGTAAAAAACATCCTAAAGATGTAAGTTAATCTTGGCTATTTTTCTCATTATGTCTGATGATATAAGACTGAATAGTTTCAAAATTTCTATCTATTTTAGATTCAATTCTATCTAAATAAATATCAAAAGCCTCTTTAGTAGCGTATGTTGTACTAATCTTTAAAGCTAGATCAGCTATTTCTTGTTGATGTTTTCTGGACTCTAATTCTAGTTCTTTTCTCAAAGTAATAAAATCACTAAAGGTTTTATCGTTGATCTCTTTCATTAAAATCTCTTGTTTATCAAAAAGAGAGAATAATCTAGTAAATAGCCAACCTCCTAAAAATGAAGCGGCTCCCATAACCAAATCAAAGACTAGTGTTATATCTAAATTCACGTAGATAATTACACTTTTATTATCTATTATAGTTTTAAATCAGAAAAATCTTTGTCTTCAATATCTGTCTTTCTCGCACCTACTTTGTAGCTAGATATCTCAGTCTCTTGTGGCGCAACTTGCACCTTACTGCTGTCTAAATAGCTGTCGTGCCATCCAGCTATAGGATTGTCTTTTTGATTAAATATCTTCTTGTACCCTAAACTTCTTAGTCTACTATCACAAAGCCACTTAGAGTAGCCATCTAGAACGTCGGCATTTAATCCAAGTAAACTACCCTTACTGAAGAGATACTTAGCCCATTCACTTTCATTCTTCGCGGCTTGTTCATAAAAAGCATATATCTTGTCTTCATTTTTCTTCACAAGAGATGTAAAACCTTCTTTATCTTCTTCTTTTAAGATTTTCATTAGATTTTGACTTGTTGCAAAATGTAAGGCTTCATCTCTTTGAATAAATTTAATAATTTTAGAGTTTCCTTCCATTTTCCCACGATACCCAAAATAGAAAGAGCAAGCAAAAGAAACATAAAATACAAGTCCCTCCATAACATTAATAGAAAGAATAGCGTCAAAAATCTTTTGTTTAATATCTTTTTTCTCATCGCTACCAAGAATTTTATCAAAATTATTTCTAATTAACTCAGCGCGACTTGTAATTTCTTTATCTTCCATAATGCTATCAAAGAATTTAGTAGGATCTGGATGCACATTATTTAAAAGATAGGAATAAGAATAAGAATGAATACCTTCAAATTGAGCCCAAGTATTCATACATATTTCTAGTTCTGGATTACTGACATAATCTTTAAGAGAATGTATGCTCCTAGATAACATACTGTCTCCAAGAGTTTGAAATCTTAAATTACTGTCAAATACAAATCTTTCTGTATCGGTTAAGTTTTTATAATCGCTTCTGTCTTTTCCTAAAGCTATTTCATGAGGCCACCAAAAGTTTTCATTTTGCTTTTTGAATAGTTCAAAAAATATTGGATACTTAAACCTATCGTATCTTTGCAAGTTTAAATCTTCACCAAGAAATAATGGTTGCTTAGTAAAATCTACATTTTTAAAATTTAATACACTCTTCACAATTTACAAGCTCCACTAGCGCAGTCATCTTCCTTTTGTGTCATAGACTGCTCTTTATCTCCATCGTCTGTATTATTATAATACAAACTGATTAGTCCAAGGCTATAAGCATACATTATTTCTTTCATAACTTTGCTATCTGGTAATATATGGTTGTCATAATGACTATAATTATAATACACATTAGTTGAAATAGCCATATCAATATATTTTTGAATTACTGCATTAATTCTCAATAAACCTAAATTGTCTTTAAAGTCAAAAGCTAATTCATAATTATGATCATATTTTCCAATTCCTGGAACCATAACTGGAAGTTTACCCATTTTGCTTGTTTTATAAGTGATAAGACTACGAATTGGTTCAACTCCATTTGTAGATGATTGAATTACAGAACTGCTCTCACAAGGCATACAAGAAGATAATGTAGAATGTCTTAAACCAAATTCTTTAATATCTTTCCTTAACTTCTCCCAATCAAGTGATAGTTTTCTTTTGACTAATTCATCTACTTTGTTTTTATATGTATCTATTGGCAGTATACCTTTAGAGTATTTTGTGTTTTCAAATTTTTCACATCTACCTTTCTCTTTAGACAATTGGCAACTGCTCTTTAAGAGATAGTACTGAAAATGCTCCATCCATTCATCTATTACTGAAAGAGACTTGTCTGAATTATATTTTAATTCATTTTTAGCAAGAAAAGCTGCAAGATTAGTAATTCCAACTCCAAGGCTTCTACGCTTTTTTGCAAAATTTTCTGCTGCGAAATTAAAATAATCTTGAATATCTATGATTTCTTCAAGAAATCTTACGATCAAATCACAAACTTTTTCTAAATCCTGCCAGTTTTTAACTTCTAACATATTAACTGCTGAAAGAATACACATACCAATTTCTGCATCTTTATCATGGTAATCGTTAAGTGGAATCGTAGGATGAATAACTTCTGTGCAAAGATTGCTCATGGTGACTTTGTCAGACCATGCTCCATGATTATTAGCATGATCTACATTTAGGACATAAATCCTTCCAGTTTCAACTCTTTCTTTTACTATAAGAGAAAATAATTTACGAGCAGAGATTTTCTTTTTGATTTTTAGCTTCTTAGATTCGCACTCTTTATAAATCTTATCAAAGTCTTTTGTTCCCCAAGCTTCATAAAGCTCTGGTACTTCGGCAGTATTAAATAGCATAACATCTTCATCTTTTAAAACTCTATCATAAAATAATTTACTCATGCCAACTGTATAATCAAGTTTACGAACTCTATTATCGTCTGTTCCAGCGTTATTTTTTAACACTATGATATCTTCAATTTCGTAATGCCACCATTGAATATTGCAAGTTGCACTTCCACCTCTTAGTCCATTTTGTTGCCAAGCTTTTACGCTACTCTCATAAATTTTTAAGAATGGAATCAAACCAGTATGAACGACTTCTCCATTTTTAATTGGTGCGCCAATTGCTCTAATTTTACTAACATCAATACCAATACCACATCTATTTGCTGTAGCCATACTAACAGCTGTAGCACTAGCAGTAATACTTTCTCTTGTATCATCTACTCCGATTAAACAACAGCTTGCATAATTCTTACTGGATGTTCTTACTCCTGCCATAACTGGAGTTGGTAAATTTATTTTATGTTTGCTAATAGCATCATAAAATTTTCTAACATAAGATAATCTAGTCTCTGTTGGATAATTAATAAATGCATAAGCAGAGATCAATATATAAGCGAATTGTGGAGTTTCATAAATCTGTTGGGTGGTTCTATTTTTTATTAAATATTTATCACACAATTGTTTTATACCAGCATAGGTAAAGATAAAGTCTCTTTCGTGATCTATAATTTCGCCTAGTTTATTTATTTCATCTTCTGTATATTTTTCTAGGATAATCGGATCATAGATTTTATTTTTTAAACCATTATTTATAAATTCAGAAAGTCTTGGAGCATGCTTACCCTTCCAAACGTCTTTTCTTAATTGATAATTAAGAAGCCTAGCCGCAACGTATTGATAATTTGGTTTTTCTATAGAAATTAAATTCGCTGCGCTCTCAATCAATAGGCTATGTATTTCTTTTGTATGAACACCATCTGTTATATTAATTTTTGCATTTATTTCTATGTCTGTTAAACTTACCCCAGAGTATCCATCTATTGCCCAATTTATTACTCTGTTAATTTTTTCTATATCAAATTTTTCTGTAGTATTATTTCTTTTTTTGACGTTCATTTTGTAAACAGGGGGAACTATATATTACAGCGTTTTTTGATTCTTTAAAAGAAAAAAATAAAATCTTATTCACATTTATTATTTTAGCCCAATTAAAGTGTACAACTATTACTTCTTTTTATAATGACTTCCCAGTGAGCTCTTCAAAGCGGAGCTTTCCCTGTATTCTATACAAAGTTGGCAAAGCCTATTAGTTCTACTTCCCAGTTGAGTCTATAAGCCTTTCGGCCCCTAACACTTATCGGATGTCGGTAGGATCATCCATCGCGCGTTAGCCCTTACACCTACACTCCCATTATTGATAATGGTTATCTGGGTCGCAAGCTCCTAAGCGTTGCCCACGTTCGAACTAATAAGACTTATCGTTTCTCGGAGTACGACAAACCTTATCCGCTAATTGGGCGGTATTTACTGATGCATATATCATACTAAACTTTTTTTTAAAAATCAAGTTTTTTTTATATAATAATAAATGGACATATCTTTTATTATCATCACTAATGGAAAAAACAATCAAAAGCTGATAAACCAAATAAAAAGTATCCAAAAACAAAAAATTAAAAATTATGAGATAATAATTTCTGGTAGCACAGATTTAAAATTCGAGCAAGAGAACATTATATATATAAAAAATGAAGAAAAAGCTAATTCTGGATCTTTAGGAGGGCTTCGTAACGAAGCATGTAATATAGCAAAATATGAAAATCTTGTAATATCTGATGATGACATGCTTTTCTCTTTAGATTGGTATTTAAATGTACAAAAAAATAAAGAATTTGATATTTTAACTCCTAAAATAAAATTGCCAGACGGCACAAGATTTTGGGATAATGCCTGCTATATGAGTCCAGAAAAAGGGCATATCATATTAAATCATAATGAAACAGATGATTATTTATATATGTCTGGTGGGCAATCATGGATAATGAAGAAATATGTATTTGATAAAGTAAAATGGGACGAGGATATACTAATATACAACATGAAGAATCTAGACCAATATACAAAGGGCATGCATAACGAAGACACGGACTATTCGCTAAAATGTAGAAAAAATGGATTTAAAATAAAATACGTACCACAGGTCTTAGTTTATCACGATGACGCTACATATACGTCTATAGGAAGAGTGGTTAGAAGAAGAACTGCAAATAATGATCAAAGATGGTGCTTTAACTTCAATTTTAATCAAGATATATTATATAAATTTGGAGTTGAATTATTCCAATATGGGTATCAAGCAGAAGGATTTGACTTAATGAGAAAATTAGAAATACAAGAAAATAATTTTTTAGCCAAACAGTTCATGGAAAATATAGAAGCAAATTTTGGAGGCAAGCTAAAGGATTCTATATTCACTTTTGATAATATCGAATATAATAACATACTAAAATCAATATGATCACAATGAACGACATAGGACTTAATGGTAGGCTTGGCAATCAAATGTTCCAATATGCGGCACTATTAGGAATCGCAAAGAAAAATAATTTTGATTATGGCATAAACTATAGTAATGATTTTAATTTAGACCTGGAAGAGATCCCTAAAGATATTCATATGAATCAAAACATCTTATCTTTGTCAAGGTTATTCAAATTATCTGCTCAAGACTCAAGCGACAAAAATTTTCCTACAATAGTCGAACCACATTTCAATTTTTGCAAAGAACTTTTTCAAATAAACGATAATATTAATTTACATGGATATTTTCAAACAGCAAAATATTTCGAACATATTGAAAACGAAATCTTAAAAGAATATGATTTTCCTAATCATATAAAACAAAAAGCCGAGGCAAATATAGACGCGATTAAAGATAAAGAAATTGTTGGCGTTCATTTTAGAAGATCGGACTATTTGATCTTGAAAGATTTTTATAATACAAATTTAGAAGACTATTATCAAAAAGCATTTAAATTATTTTCAGATAAGAAATATATATTCTTGTTATTCTCTGATGATGTTAATTATTTAAACGAAAATTTTAGTGATAAAAAAAACTTTAAAATTTGCAATTTTGGTAATCAATTTGTTGAACTAGCGATGATGAGCATTTGTGATCATAATATTATAGCTAATAGCTCTTTTAGCTGGTGGGGGGCATGGTTGAATCAAAACAAAAACAAGAAAGTCGTAGCTCCTGCAGTGTGGTTTAATCACAGCTATAAAGATAAAGAATCAAAAGACATTTACTGCGATGGATGGATTAAATTATGAACATTAAGCAAAAAATTGATCTTAAAGAAGCTACGTTCATTATCCCCTTAAAGATTGAATCAAAAGATAGATTAGAAAACTTTAAAATAACTATGGAATTTTTATCATCAAATTTTGATACTAATATTTTCATACTAGAATCAGATGAAACTCCAAAGATAAATAATATTATAAATAATAATATAAATTATATTTTCAATAAGTCTTCCGACTCATTTTTTCATAGGACAAAATTTCTTAATATTATGCTAGCTCAAGTCAAAACTAAATGCGTTATTAATTATGACATAGACGTTCTACTACCAATTAATGCCTATAAATTCGCTTACGATTTAATCATAAATGATTCGGCGGACTTAGTCTACCCATTTCAGTATGGTAAAATGCAGCATGAAATAAACGCTTCAGGCAAAGAGAAAATTAAAAAAAATAATTACTCTTTTGATTTATTACAGGATGAAGATTTTTCGATAAAAAATCATCTAAGTGAAGTCGGTCATTGCCAATTCTTTAATACTAAATATTATATTGAGAATGGAATGGAAAATGAATATTTTATATCATACGGTCCAGAAGATAAAGAAAGATTTGAAAGATTTCATAGATTTGGAAAGAAAATACATTTCATACGAAATTCGCCAGTATACCATCTTCAACACTTCAGAGGAGAAGACTCATCAGAAAAAAATTTATATTTCAATCAAAATTGGAATATGTATCAATACCTAAGAAGCTTAGATTTAAAACAAACAAAGGAATTCTATGATAAAGCCGAATATAGACAAAAATATAAAAATAATTAATTACGCAAACGAAAAATATGAATCCATAAGGAGGGCGCAGTCTTCTTTAATGAGAACAATTGGATACAACGTTACAGAATACAGCCCAAAAGACTTATCTGAAGAGTTTAAGCAAAAAAATAAAAGCATTTTGTCTAATGAGATAGGGGCTGGCTATTTTATTTGGAAGCCATATATAATATTAGAAGAAATTAAAAAATCAAATTCAGATGATATTATTTTTTATATAGACTCTGGGGATATACCGAACGAACATCTTGGTTCTTTTCTATCGGAGCATTTTAAATATTTTGATTATATTTTATACGAAGGAGATAGAAAAAATAGCGCATATACTAAACCAGAAGTTTTTGAAGAACTAAAACTAGGAGATGAATATAAAGATGCAATTCAATTAGAAGCAGGGATATGTGGCTTTAAAAAAACAGAAAGCAATATAAAGTTTTTGACGGAATGGCTTAACCTATGCGAGAATGAAAAATTAGTGTCGGATAAGAGATATAATTTTCAAATAAATAATGAAAACTTTATAGAGCATAGACGGGATCAAAGCCTTCTTACGATTTTAAAACTTAAACATAGTATGGGAGCTATACCGTTTTATCAAAGGTTACATATAGATTGCAATAAAGAAAATTTATTAAGATGTTTAGTTTAAATTTAACTATACATAATAAAGATTTTCTAATAGAGCATGTGTTAGATGGAATATACAAAAATACGTCTGGAAGCTATGAACTAATCATAGTTCTAGATGGATGCCAAGATAATTCAGAAGCAATAGTAAAAAGTTTTTTAAAAAACAAAAATATAAAATATAAATTGTTATATCAAGAAAACGTATTTGAAACAAAAGCTAACAATATTGCTGCAAAAAATAGCGAAGAAGATTACATAATCATAATTCAAGACGACATGATAATTCAAGAAAAAAACTGGAACATTAGAATGATTCAGCCCATTAAAAAATTTGATGACGTATTTGGGGTTACATCAAGGACAGCACACAATTGGGTGCTAAATGAATACAGTCAAGATATTAATTTAGAAAATTTTAATTTGAATAGATGGGCAGATATATTAATACACACAGATCATGCAGATAGAAATTCTATAGATAGAAATACCTTTGCGGTTAGAAACTCTGCGAATAGAGGGCCACTATTACTTAAACATGAAATATTAAAAAAATTAAATTATTTTGACGAAATTTATGCTCCTCAAGATATGGATGAACATGATCTATTCTATAGAGCAAGAGAGCATGGATACAAATGCGGCTGTTATTGGATTGATTTTTTATCTGATCCAGATTGGGGAGGCACAAGAAAAAATGGCGAGACTAGTCAATGGATGCTTAATGCTAATTTTAAAAATAGCAAAATTTTTGTCAATAGGTATAAAAATTTATTAAAAAATGAATCTAGACTAATAGAAAATAGAGCGATATGAAAAATGCAATAGTCTATTTGGTTAGGTCTTCCGAAAAAGATATAGAAGAGTTCGTGGGGTCAATTCGTTCTTTAGAAAATTTTTTCTTTAAAAACAATGTTGCGGATATAATCTGTTTTCACGAAAAAACATTAAATAATTACATACCGACGATAAATAATAGAATTAATACTAATATAAAATACATAGAAATAGAATTTAGTATTCCAGATTCTAACAAGAATTTAGAAATACCAGAGTTTTATCCGCATCCAACACATGGAAATGGACCAATAGCTTATGGTCATCCAGGTTTTACTTTAGGATATAGGCATATGTGCAGATTTTTTGCTGGTGAAATTTTTAAAAATCAAAATTTAAATCAATATAAGTTTATAATGAGAATGGACACCGATTCTAAAATATTAAGACCAGCGCAATACAATGTTTTTGACTATATGTTATCAAATAATAAATATTACGGTTTTATTGCTGACGCTGTGCAATTAGATAACCCCAAGGTGTGCGAGAATTTGTCTAGCGGTGCATTAGACTGGTTTAATCTTAATAATAGTGCGTGTTTAAAGCAGCCAATCAAAGACATAGAAGAGCATAGGTTATATTATACGAATTTTGAAATTTGTGATTTAAATTGGTTTAAAAATTCAAAGTACCTTGATTTTTATGACTTTATAGACCATCTAGGCGGAATCTACACTAATAGATGGGGAGATCATGTTATTAGGTATCTTGGCGTTAATATGCTTATGGAAGACGTTAATAAGTATCCAATATATAATATAGCTTATCAACACGGCGCAACGTACAATATATAACAATGAAATTCTCAGATTTTTTTAAAGAAAACTTTTACCATAAGATGCTCAAACCTGGTCACCCATCTAATCCAATTAGAAATCGAGCAGATAATTTCTTGAAGATGTTTTCAATTCTTGAAAAAAAACAGAATAAAAAATTCAAGCTAATAGAGACAGGCACAATGAGAGCAGACCATGGAGAATTATGTTTTGGAGACGATGGCGCATCAACTTATATTTTTGATCAGTTTATTAACTTTTATGATGGCGAACTATTGTCTGTAGACATTAATCCAGTAAATGTAGAACATGCCAAAAAGTATGTTTCTTCAAAAAGCAAAATTTTTTGCCAAGATTCAGTTGGTTTTCTTTGGCAATTGCCCAAAGATTTAGAAATAGATTTAATATATTTAGACTCTTTTGATATTAGCAAAGAGAACCCACACCCCTCGCAATTACATCACATAAAAGAGCTTTGTGCGGTTATAAATAAACTTAATAAAAATACAATATTAGTTATAGATGATCATGATGCATTTCTTACTGGTGGCAAAATTGGCAAAGGAACTTACGTTAAAGATTTTATGGCAAATATTGGCGCCAAGCCTTTATTCGAAAACTATCAAATAGGATGGATTTTATAATTTGGATAAGCCAGATAAACCTCTTTAATAGTAATTAAAATATTTTTTGACTTTATTGACTACAGCAATATAATATATATGCAAAAAGATGTTATTGTTATAGAAAATTTTTATGATAACCCCCACTTAATTAGAGATTATGCTATAAATCAACTTACAAATAATTATTACGACTCTTACCCTCGTTCTAACATACGCATGTGGAATACTAGCAAATGGATGCCTGCAAATGAATGCCCATTTAAATCATCTAAAAATTTAATAGAAAAATTAGAATTTTATACTGGAGAGAAAATTGACATAGAGCAATGGAATGCAGATTTTCCAACTGATTGGCCTATATATCCAGATCATATAAAACGTAAAGAATATGAAGAATTAGCTGAGCAAGGCAAAATCAGCTGTAAGTGGAACTGTTCATTTCATTTAAAAATGGAAGTGGGAGCGCCTACGCAAAAAACGAGTATACATACCCACGCTGGAGTTCTTTGGGATGACGTTAAAGATTATGGATGGGCGGGGATAATATATTTAAATCCAAACATGAAAGAAGACGTTGGTCTGTATACATGGAAAAATAAATTAGGAAATGATTATAGATATATGAGCTCTGCAGAAGAATGGCAAAGAGAAGATATTTATGCTCCAGTATTTAATAGATTAGTTTTAATTAGAGGTAAAAAACCACATAGTGGAGCAGATGGTTATTCTAATGACCCAGCAACTGGTAGGTTATTCCAAACTTTATTTTTCAGAATAAAAAACAATAAGCCTCTATCGCTTGATCCAGTTAAAATATTTTAATGAAATTTTTAATTTTAGGCGGGACGCAAATGCTTGGAAGAAGATTCGTTGAGATCTTAAAAGAAGAATACAAAGATATAACATTAGCAAATAGAAACCGCACCAATTCATTTTTATTTTCAGATTTAAAAAAAATAAAAATAGATAGAAATATACCTAAAACTTGTTTGGCTTTAAAAAAAGAATCATATGACATTACTATAGATTTTTCTTGTTATAATGTAGATCAATTTGAAAATACATTTAAAAATTTAAATACAAAAAAATACATATATATCTCTACTATGGGCGTTTTAAATTTAAATAAGAAAAATGAATATTATGACTATTCAAAAAATAAACTTGCCGTAGAAGAATACATCAGGAAGAATTCGATCAAAGGTTTGATAGTCAGACCTTGCGCGGTCTACGGAGATAATGACTATACAAACAGATTTTATAAAAAAGATAATATCTTTTTTTGGAAAAACACATCAGAAAAAGTAGGAGAAGGATGTATATCTGTGGATTTTTTTGCAACCTCTTTAAAAAAACATTTATTTTCCTCTTATCATGAAGACAACATACAAACAATAAATATCATATAAATTATTTAACTTATTAAAACTAAATGAGCGTAAACTTTACAGAAACATATCATGGCAAAAAAATAGACACAGCAAATATATTAAATATTGATGATGCTAGTAAATTACTTGACGGCAGGAAAGCTGTAGTAATAACTGGAGTCACTGGCCAAGACGGTAGTCATATGGCAGACTACCTATTAAAACATACAAATTATATAATATTCGGAGGAGTTAGAAGATTAAGCGTATATAATCATGAAAATATTAAACATATTGATTCTGATAGATTTCATCTTATTAATTTTGATCTAACAGACCCTCACGCCATATCTAGGACAATAGAAAAACTTCAACCAGATTATTTTATTAATTTTGCGGCCCAAAGTTTTGTAGCGAGTAGTTGGGATTTTGCTCGTCAAACTTGGCAAACAAACTCTACGGCTATTTTAGATATCTTGGAAGCGATAAGACTTTATAAGCCATCTTGTAGGCTTTATCAAGCTGGCTCAAGCGAAGAATTTGGGAATGTTGAATATACTCCTCAAGACGAAAATCATCCATTAAAACCAAGGAGCCCATATGGGGCAAGCAAAGCAGCGTCCAGACAGCTAGTTAAAGTATATAGAGAGTCTTATAATCTTTATGCTATACAAGGTTGGCTATTTAATCACGAAGGAGTTCGCAGAGGAGAAGAGTTCGTAACAAGAAAAATAACTAAAAATGTAGCAAGAATTTATCATGCAATAAAAGATAATCAAGATTTTATTCCGCTGGAGTTAGGCAATATAGAAGCGAAAAGAGATTGGAGCGATGCGGAAGATTTTATAGATGGAGTTTGGATGATGCTAAATCAAGACGTATACAATAAAAATTATAATGGCAGCCCAAACGATTATATATTTTCTTCTAATGAGGCTCACACAATCAAAGAATTTGCAGATAAAGCTTTTCTTTTTGCAGGAATTGAAGGATATTGGACAGGTGAAAACGAAAATCAAACATATATTTCTAAAGATGGAAAGACATTAATTAAAATAAATCCTAAATTCTATAGACCAGCAGAAGTAGAATTGTTGCTAGGAGATTCAACGAAAGCAAGAAAAGAATTGAATTGGCAACCTAAAATTTTATTTGACAATTTAATAAAAAAGATGGTAATATCGGATATTGAAAATTACAAGCCATAAACTCTGCCAATTCATAATTAAAAAGTACATTAATCAAAAAATAGATTGGCCAAGAGAAATTAAAATAGCCCAAAAGTTAATTAAAACCTATAAAGGGTATTCTTTTTGGAATGGCCTCAAGCCTGCGAAATTACCTAGTCTAGCGTTCTTTTTGACAGAAGATGGGAAGAAATTTATAGCTATAGAAAAAATGAAAGATAATCTAGAGCTAGATAAACCAATTAAATTTAAAGTACAAGAAGCAAAAATTGGAGAAGATAAAAAAGTTTGCCAAAAACCTAAAAGCCTGTTAGAATTCATAAACCATAAAAGAAAGACCCAATAATATGCAAAATTTACCAAATACTATAGAAGAAGCTATGCAAAAATCAGCGATAAATCCAATGTTTTATTGCGGACCAATGAAAATACAATTACCAAAAAGCATAATGTCTCATCTTACAGAAATAACTGAAAGTGAACTAAACTCAATTAATAAATATGATTTAAGGAAAGAAATAGTCGCTCGAGCGTTTAAGGGCGCGGGATCATTTGCCATATATCACAGAATAGATGATGAATTCAAAAATTTTCTTAAAGAGTGTGCTGTAAAGTATGCAGAGCTTTTAAATATCAAAGGTCAGCTATTTGGATCAGGAGATGGAGCAATACAAGATAAAAATGATATAATAATTCGTGGCTGTTGGGGAATCTCTAACAAAGAAGACGATTATAATCCATTGCATTTTCATTTTGGAAAATTATCTGGTGTAATTTATATAAAAGTTCCAGAACAAATTGCAGATGGAACAAGAGAAAAAGAGCATGGTGTCCCAGAAAATCACGGATTATGTGATGGGAGATTAGAAATTATATATGGAAGCAATTATCCATTTAATTTTGGAACGATAGGCCACAGGAAAATAACACCAGTAGAAGGGGACATGTACGTATTTCCAGCTTGGACACCACATACAGTTTATCCTTTTAAGGGAGAAGGCGAAAGAAGAATAGTAAGTTTTAATTTAGACTGGAAAACGTAAAATACTTATTAAATATATAATATCATGGGAAGAAAACCTAAAGACCAAGAGGCAGTACAAGATACGGGCCCTAGCGCAAAGAGCAGACTGTCTTCATTCTTAAAAGAGAATAAAGATGATCATTATAATTATGAAGAAGAAGTCCACTATAAAGTATCTACTGGAAGTCTAAATTTAGATATTGCGACAAGCGGAGGCTTATGCCCAGGATTGCATAGATTTATTGGAATGAATGAGGGCGGAAAAACTTCAGAAGCATTAGAGGTTATGAAGAATTTTCTTAAAACAGTAAAAGACTCTAAAGCTCTATTATTTAAAGCAGAAGGAAGATTAAGCAAAGAAATTAAAGAAAGATCTGGAATAAAATTTGTAACTTCTGCCGAAGAGTGGGAAGATGGCACATGCTTTGTTTTCGAATGTAATATTTTTGAAACAGTTTCTGAGCTTATGAAAGACCTAATTCAAAATAATGACGAAGGCAAAAAATATATGTTCGTGCTAGACTCTGTTGATGGTTTAATGACTAAAGGAGATAGTCTTAAAAGCATGACAGAATCAACAAAAGTTGCAGGAGGAGCAGTAATATCTTCAATGCTTATGAAAAAAATATCATTGGCGCTTTCTAAGCGTGGACATATGGCTATTTTTATAAGCCAAGTGCGTTCTGATATTAAACTTGACCCATACGCTGCGAATAAAGATATTCGACAAACCACCGCAACGGGTGGAAATGCGCTTTTACACTTTGCTAATTGGATTCTTGAATTTGAGCCAAAATTTGGTAAAGATCTTATATTAGAAAAACCAAACGAAAGATATGACCAAATGAAAAATAAAATTATTGGACATAATGTTAAAATTACAATTAAAAAATCTACTAATGAAACTACCAATTCAAAAGTCCAATACCCTATTAAATACGGCAGGAAAGATGGCTCTTCAGTATGGAAAGAATACGAAGTCATTGATCAAATCCTTGCTTGGGAATTTGCAACAGCAAAAGGAGCATGGGTGACATTCTCAGACGAAATTATTAATGAACTAAAAGAACAAAATTTAGAACTAAAGAAGCAACATCAAGGCATAGATAATCTAAGATCTTATTTAGAAGAAAATAGACCAATTGTAGATTATTTTTACAATAAATTTGTTAATACTCTTACATCATGAATATGTTAAATTTAGAAAATATCTCTTGTAGAGATGATTTAATTAAAATTTTTAAACCAACTGGAAATGGCATTGAGATTGGAGTTAAAGAAGGAGTTTTTTCTAAACATATATTAGAAAATTCTAATAATCTTAATTTATATTTATTAGATTGTTGGGACAATCAACCAGATTTAAAATATCATGATGTATCAAATGTAGATAACCAAACGCAAGTTCAATTTATGAAAAATACTATTTCTAATGTTTCCAAATTTTTTCATAATGTTAAAATTATCAAAGGTTATTCTGATGAATTTGTAAATTTTTTTGAAGATAACTTTTTTGATTTTATATATATTGACGCAAATCATTCTTATGAAGCCGCAAAAAATGATATAAATAAATGGTTTCCAAAAATTAAAAAAGGCGGTTTATTTGCTGGTCATGATTATTTAGATGCAGTAAATAGTAATGGAGTTTTTGGAGTAAAATCAGCAGTAGATGAATTTGCTTTACAAAATAATTTAAAAGTTTATTCAACTAAAGAATCACACGAATATAAGAGTTGGTTTATCCTAAAATGAGATTATTAAATATTAATGGCAAACTCATTAATAAAAATGTAAGAAAAAATCTTATAAATTGGCAAGGTAAAAGTCGCAGTAAACTTCAATTTAAATTTAAACAATTCTTTTTTCCATACTGGAAAAATCATATAGTTTATGAAGAGTTTCCAGTTTACGGAAGTATGCTTAAAGTTGATTTATTAAATGCAACTAAAAAGATAGCGGTTGAGATACAAGGCGATCAGCATGAGTCCTTTAATAAATTCTTTCACGATAATTCACGATTAAAATACCTTCAAAGTATAAAAAGGGATGTCAAAAAAGAAAAATGGCTTGAAATGAATGAATTTAAATTCCTTGAACTCTATGAAGATGACCTTAAGAATTTATCACCACAATATATAGAAGAAAAATGCAAAATATTGATTATTTAAGTGTAAAAAAGATTAGTGACAAATAAGAAAAAATTTAATTTTCCAGAGGCCTTATTAAAGCAAATTGATGAGTGCAGTTATGGTGGATATATTTTATTTAATTTCTCAGCAAAAGGTGAGCCTCAAGTATATACAAAATTTGATAATCAAATAAATGCTATGGCTCTTTTATATTATTTAAATACATGGGGCCAAAGTGTTGATCAATTAAATTTTGAAGCGACTACAGATTTAATTAATAGAAATAACGAAAAACAAGATGAAGAAGACAACGACGAGCACAGTTAAAACTTGACTTTTGATTTTTAGTTTGGTATCATGTATATTGAATGATTTATTCCCTACAAGTAGAGCGTCATGTCCTTAGCGGTTTATTAAAATATCAAGATCTCTTTGCAGATATTGATGTATTTTTATCTGAAAATGACTTCTTTAATGATGTCCATTCTACAATTTACTCTGTATTTAAGAATATTAAACATAAGGGCGAAAATGTAGATAAAGTCTTGCTAGCAGAAAAGATAAAGAATTTAGGTATATCGTTTAGAGATGAAATTAATATTTTTGATTATATAGATAATTTAACTTTTTCTCAGATTACAGAAGAAGCCACAATGACGGCCTGCAAAGAGTTAATTAAATTTAGAGTAAGAAGAGAGCTTTGCCAAACAGCAGATAATCTTAAAGAATATGTTTCTAAAAATGCAGAAGATTCATTAGATGAGATAATTAGCAAGATAGACGGTATATATAACAAAAAAATATCATCTTATTCAGAAAATGATATACCAATTAATATCTTTGAAGGAGTAGAAGATCTTATCGAAGAAAGAGGAAACTCTCCTAAAGATGAAACTGGACTGATCACGCCATATTCAGAATTCAATAGAATGTATGGTGGTTTTAAAAATGGTAATATTTATGCTATCGCTAGTAGACCTGGACAAGGCAAATCGACTTGGCTCAATGACATCTGTTTTAAAACTGCAATTAATCCAAAGAACAAAACAAAGACTTTGATTCTAGATACTGAAATGCAAACCGTAGATATTCAATTAAGAATGGTTGCGTCTTTGAGTGGAGTACCAGTTTGGTATCTTGAAACTGGCAACTGGCGTAAAAACGAAGAGATGACAAGAAAAGTAAGAGAAGCTTGGAGCAAAGTAAAGAAATATGAATATTTTCATTATCATGTTGGTAATAAAAATATAGATCAAATTTGTTCTATTATTCGTAGATGGTATCTTTCAAAAGTTGGCAGAGGAAATCAAGCTATGATAGCTTATGATTATATAAAATTAACTGGAGAAAGGGTTGGTCAAAACTGGGCAGAGCATCAAGCTATTGGAGATAAAATTGATAAGCTTAAAAGAATATCAGAAGAAATTCAATGCCCAGTTATTACTGCGATGCAATTAAACAGAACTGGAGAAAGTTTCAATAGAAAAGGCACAGAAGTCGTTGACGATAGCTCAGTGATATCTTTATCAGATAGACTTCAATGGTTTGCCTCTTTCGTAGCTATTTTTAGAAGAAAAACTTTAGATGAGCTTGCTCTAGATGGTCAAGCGTTTGGCACACATAAACTGATACCAACAAAAACTAGATTTCAAGGTAAAGACGCTGCTGGCCACCAAGACTTAGTTAGAAGATTAGATTGTACTGGCAAAGAAATATGGGCACAGAATTATCTAAATTATCAAGTAGAAAATTTTAATATTGAAGAGCGAGGCTCTTTGAATGATGTCTCTGCCTCACAAAGAGAGCGTTACGAACTTAATGACTCTAGTGAAAATGATGGAGAAATACTATGAGTGTGAGCTTAGTGTCCGTAACAAAACCAGAAATTAAAGAAATTAAAAATGGAGAAGATTTAGTTGCATTTTGCGCTAGAGTTAGCAACCCATCAAATCAAATGAATATTGAAACCGCCCCAAAACTATTAAAATTTTTAATTAAACATAAGCATTGGAGTCCATTTGAACTTGTTGACATGTGCGTTGAAATTAAAACTAGCCGCGGAATCGCTGCTCAAATTTTAAGACATAGATCATTTAGCTTTCAAGAATTTTCACAAAGATACAGCGAGGCCACCGATTACGAAGATGTAGAATTAAGACTTCAAGGAAGTAAGAACAGACAAGTTGGAGAAGACCTTTTATCTAAAAACCATCCAGAATATAATAATTTAAATGGATTATTAGCAGAGGCTCTTTCTTTGTCAGAGCATTGTTATCGAACCATGATTGATAATGGTATCGCTAAAGAAGTAGCAAGAATGGTTTTGCCTTTAACAACTCAAACCACAATGTATATGAAGGGGTCTTTGAGAAGCTGGATTCATTATATTGAATTAAGGGCTCAACAAAATAGTCAAAAAGAACATAGGTTAATTGCAGAAGATTGTAAAAAAATATTTATAAATAACTTCCCAGTAATAGCAGAGGCGTTAGAATGGAAGAGTTAAACATCTTTCAGGTTCTTACAGATTTAGGATATAAATTGAAAGATCATGGCAAAGAATATCGCGCAAGGCCTTTATATAGAGATAGCGATAATGATACAGTATTAAAAATAGAAAAAAATAGCGGTAACTGGTTTGATTTTAAACAGAATATAAGTGGTGATTTAAATTCATTAGTAAAATTAACCTTAAAATTAGATGGAGTTGACGAAGCTAAACAATGGCTCAAAAATAAAAATTTTATATCTCAAATTACTTCCGATGTAGAAAAGCCTTTAATTAAATCTGCTAAAAGTTTTGATATAAATATTTTAGACAGACTAGAGAATCGACATGATTATTGGATCAATAGAAATATAACCCAAGAAACTATATCTCAATTTAAAGGTGGCGTAGCTCATGCTGGTAAAATGAAGAATAGATATGTTTTCCCTATTTTCAATTTAAGAAATAATATTATAGGATTTTCTGGTAGGGATGTTACAAATATATCTAAGATCAAATGGAAACATCTTGGAGAGAAGAGTGACTTTTTATATCCATTATTTTTAAATCATTCCATTTTGCAAGAACAAAGAGAAGTTATTTTAGTAGAAAGCGTGGGAGACATGTTGAATTTATGGCAAAGTGGCATTAAAAATGTTTTAGTCACTTTTGGCACGAGTCTTAGTCTACCCATATTAAATCATATGCTCAAATTAGATATTAAAAAGATATATATCAGCTTGAATAATGATTCAAATAAAAATATGGCAGGAAATATTGGCGCAGACAAAATCTACTCTAGACTTAAAAGATATTTTGATCAACGACAACTTAAAATTGCTTTGCCTATCAAAAAAGATTTTGGAGAGATGACAAAGGAGGAAATACTTCAATGGAAAAAAGCTCTTTAAAAGTCTTATCAGCGTCTAGAATTAAAACTCTTGAAACTTGTTCTTGGGTTTACTGGAACAATTATCATGATAAAATCCCTCAAACTCAGAATGAAGGAGCTCTTAGGGGAACGCTTTGCCACACAGTTTTTGAATTACTATTAAAAGAAAGACATAAAAGACATTACGATATTATAATTAAAAATAATTCAATTAATGGTAGTAAAGGCATATCTAAACTAGTTAAAAAATTATCATTAAAAGTAGGCCTTGCGGAATCTCATTATGAATTATTAGATGAAATGATCATGGTAGGTCTTAAAGAAGACTTTTTTGGACAAAATGGAAAGATAGTCAAACCAGAGTACGCTTTTAATATTCAAAATGATAAGCCCAAGTATCATATCCGTGGATTTATGGATAAACCCATTAAAATCAAAAAAGAAATGCATATAATCGACTACAAGAGCTCTAAATATAAATTCAGAGGAGACGAACTAGAAGCTAATATCCAAGCAATGATGTATAGTCTAGCCAGTAAAAAGCTTTGGCCTAAATTAAAACCTATAATTAAATTCCTTTTCCTTAGATTTCCTAAAAAGCCCACTCAAGAACTTTCGTTTAACGACGAACAGATCAAAGGTTTTGAATATTATTTAGAGCATATTAATGAGTATATAAATAATTTTGATGAAAATAGCGCAAAAGCCAATTTTGCAATAGATAACGAAAAGAACAAATGGATGTGTGGCATAGGATCTTGGGTTTGCCCATATAAAGCTCCTTATGATTATTATGTGAAAATAAATGAGGACGGAGAAATAATAGAAACGAGCCTAAATAATGATTTCAAAAATGTTGATGGGTTTAAAATAGAAACAAGAAAATATGAAGGATGCCCAAAATTCAATAATAAACAAGAAAATACAGATAAAGACCATTTTTTAGATTGATTTTTTAGAAAATTCTTGTTAATCTAGTATAGATGATACCGCTATTTAAATCTCACTACTCTTTGGGCAGGTCAATTTTAACCCTTGAGGATAAAGCCGAAAAAGATGACTATCCAGATTCCATTATTCAGATTTGTAAAGAAAATAAAATGAAAGAAGTTTATCTAGTAGAAGATAATATGTCCTCATTTCTTGAGGCTTATTCTAATTGTCGAAAAAATAATATCAAATTAAATTACGGATTAAGAATTTCAGTTACTGAATCTATGGCTGACAAATCCGAAGACTCAAAGACTAAATCTTCAAAAATTATTTTATTCTTTAAAAATAAAAAAGGATACCAGCTGTTGACAAAACTTTACAGTATAGCGGCTAAAGAAGGCTTTTATTATGAACCCAGATTAGACTATGAAACAATTTCTAAAAATTGGACGGATGATTTAATTCTATGTATACCTTTTTATGATTCTTTTATATTCAATAATACGCTTAAAAATAGCCTCTGTATCCCTCAGTTTGATTTCACAAAACCTATATTTTTTATAGAAGATAATGACTTACCGTTTGACTCTTTAGTAAAACAAAAAGCTTTATCTTTTGCAGAAAACAATAATCTCAAAATATACAAAACCAAAAGCGTTTTTTACAAAGAAAGAAAAGACTTTAAAGCCTACCTAACCTTTAGGTGCATTAATAATAGAAGCGTTTTAAATAAACCCAATTTAGACCATATGTCAAGTAATGAATTTTGCTTTGAAAGTGTCAATAAAAAGGACTAATGGACGAACATCTTTTAAGATACGATAAAAATAAGACTATTGTTTTTATAGATTGCGAGACTTTTAATCTTTGCCTTAATTTTTGTCATAATATTCCTTGGCAGATAGCTATGATAAAAGTTAAAGGAGACAAGAAGATTGACCAGAAAAATTTTTATTTAAAATGGGATACAAATTTAAAGATAAGCGAAGACGCTGCGAGAATCACAAGATATGATCATAGAAAAGTTCAAAAAGAAGGGCTTGACCCAAAAGAGGTATTCCCTACTGTAAAAGACTGGCTCGACCATGCAGATCATATCATCGGGCATAATATTTTAGGGTTTGACATTTACCTTATAAAAGAATATTATAAAGCCATGCAATGTAATTGGAAGGGGCTAATGAATAAAATCATAGATACCAATGCGGTGGCTAGAGGTATAAAATATAATTCTATTTATACCCCTAAAGACGATCTACTTGAATATCAATATAAAGTTCTTAATACCAGAAAGAAAAATATTAAAAGCTCTTTAACTTTTTTAGGCAAAGAGAACGGCATAGACCATGACTACGAAAATCTTCACGACGCGATAAATGATCTTGATTTAAATTTAAAAGTATGGAATAAATTAAAATGGCAGATAGAGGTATAAAATGGCTTCATTAGATAATATTTATGATGCAATACAGAAGCTAGAAGACGATGAAATAGAATATCTTCTTATAACTGTAGAAAAAGGCAAGAAAAAAGGCAAAGCCGACGTTTTTTACAGCTTAAAAGATCAAGCATCTATGAAAATTCTGGCAAAAGGGTTAAGTATTTTTAATCAAGAAATAGATAAAATTTCAAAAGAGCAGGAGGATGATGAAAATCAACACGAATAATTATTCCGATTGCAAAGAGTTTTCAGATAAATTTGAATCGATGGAATTAGACATACATGGTGTTCGATTGCCTGAGTTCGAAATTGATCTAGCATCTAAAAGACGCTTAGGGCTTAGTGAAGACTCGTCAAACTACGACTTTCTTAGAGATTTAGCATTAAATGGATTTAAAAATTTAAATATTAATAAATCTGATAAAAATTATAATAAATATATTAATCGAGCAAAATATGAATTACAAACTCTAAAAGAGTTAGGGTTCATAGATTATATATTATTAGTGTGGGATGTCATTCACTTTTGTAAAACTAACGATATTCCAACAGGTCTAGGCAGAGGTTCGGCGGCGGGGTCTTTAATATTGTATTTAATTGGCGTCACCAGAATAGATCCTGTCAAATACGATCTCTACTTTGAAAGATTTATATCCAAAATCCGTGCGAAAAAGCAGGTGGTCGATGGGGTCACATATTTAGATGGTAGTTTAATGTGCGACGTAGACTTAGATATTTGTTACTATAATCGTCAAAAAGTACTTCAGTACCTAGAGAGTAAATTCGCAGGTAAAACTAGCAAAATATTAACTTTTAATAGCTTAAGTGGAAAATTACTTATCAAAGAATGTGGCAAAATTATAGCTGAAAAACCAGAACAAGAAATGACTATGATTTCTTCTTTAATTCCGAAAACATACGGTCAAGTGAAGGACATTTCAGAGGCTTATCAAGAGGTCGAGCAGTTTAAAGATTGGTGTGACCAAAATAAAGAGGCGTACCAGATAGCTCTTAAATTAAGAGACTTAATTAAAAATAAAGGAGTTCATCCTTCTGGCGTGTTACTTTCTTATTACGATTTGGAGACTATATGTCCAACCGAATTTTCTTCGGATAAAGAAGTTGTGTCTAGTTTCGACATGAATTGGGCAAGCGTTTTTAATATAAAATTAGATATCCTCGGTTTAAGGAGCGTTTCTGTAGTGGATAACGTATGCAAAGGGATTAATTTGAAAATTGAAGATATAGATTTAAATCACGAATCTATTTATCGGAATTTACAAGATTTAAAATCGCCACACGGATTATTTCAAATAGAAGCAGAGACTAATTTTAGGGTATGTCAAAAAGTTAAACCAAAAAATCTAGAAGAGTTAAGTGGCGTGCTCGCTTTAGCTAGACCTGGAGCATTACAGTTTGTAGATAAATACGCAGCCCATACAAACTGTCAACAATCAGAAAGCATTCATCCATTTTTTGATGAAATTTTAAAAGAAACTGGAGGGGTTGCTTTATATCAAGAACAATTAATGAAAATGGCCAATAAGATTGGTTTTACTTTGGATGAAGCGGAAATCCTAAGAAGAATTGTAGGTAAAAAGAAAGTTGATGAGATTAAATCTTGGAAACAGAAAATTGAACAAAAATGTAAAGAAAACAAAATCCCAAAAGAAGTTAGCGAAATTCTTTGGAAGATCCTAGAAGATTCTGCGAATTACTCATTTAATAAATCTCATTCTATAGCTTACGCTGGATTAGCAGCAATTACAGTTTATCTCAAGTTTAATTATCCTCAGCAATTCTTTTTATCATTATTAAAAATGAGCAGGAATGAGCCAGATCCGATTGGAGAGATATCTAAGATACAAAAAGAGATGCATAATTTTGGAATCAGACTTTTGCCTCCTCATATTATTAAGTCGGAAATGGATTTCTCAATTGAGAATAATAATATAAGGTTTGGTTTATTATCAATCAAAGGGATTAGTGATAAGTCAATAGAGAAATTAAATAGTTTTAGAAATAAATATTCAAATAAATTTGAAATATTTGAAGCTGCAGAAGAAGCAGGATTAAATATTGGAGCATTATCTGCATTAATTCAAGCTGGCGCACTTAGCGGATTCAATCAATCAAGGAGTAAAATAGTATTAGAAGTCCAATTATGGAACATGTTAACTTCTAAGGAGAAAAAGTACGCGATATCATTCGCAGAAAAATTTGATTATGATCTAATTAAAATCATCAAACATCTCAATAAATTCACTGATGAAAAAAACAAAGTAGTTATTAAAGACAACAGATTGACCACAATCAAACAAAAATATGCGCCATATTTAAGCATATACGAACAAAATAACAAAAGTGAAAGTTTTGCTAATTGGTATTATGAAAAAAAACTTTTGGGATACACTTATAATAAAAATTTAAAAGACATATTCGCTGAAAAAAGAGAAAATCTTAAATATATATCTGATATATTAGATGAACCAGTAAACTCTAAAGTTGCTTTAGTAGGGCAAATAGAAGAAGTATTCTCTGGGATATCTAAAAATGCTAAAAAGACAAGATATATAAGATTAAAGATATCAGATGAAACAGACACAATTAGCGTATTAATATTCAATGACAATATTGAAACAAACAAATTATTAAATGATAAAAATTTTGAAGAGGGTAATATTGTTATAGTTAAAGGTTCAAAGAGAGATGATTGTATATTTGGTGATCTAATAGCTATTCAAGATCATGAAATCTATATGAAACTAAACGACTTGAAAAAGATTGATAAAAATAATTGACATTACTTTATATTCAAGATAATATATTTATATGATATCATTTTATAAACCTAATAGTAAAAATACAGGAACTGCCTGCAGTTTTTCAGTAAATCAAAAAGACGAATCCTTTTGGGGCTCTCTTATAAAACAAAGCTCTTGGAATGAGTCTAAGAAAATTGGATCATTTTCAGAAAATCAAAATAATCCAAATAAAAGCGTAAAAGTTAAATTCGCGCTTACGGAAGTCGCTGGAATGCTTGACGCATTAGAAAGAAACGCAGAGTTTTCTGCATATCATACTTCGGAAAAGCAATCTACTCAAATCAAATTGAGTCCTTATGTAAAAGAAGGAAAACAAGTAGGGTTTTCTTATATTGTAAATAAAATTGATAAACAAAATAGCGAAAACAAACAATCTTATCTTATCGGATTTTATTTTAATGAAGCTAGGCTTTTGAAAGAATTTTTAATATATGCGTTAAATTCAGTATTTGAGTCTCAAAGAATAGAAGCAATTAAAAAACTAAAAAATAGTCCCAAAGATCAAAATAAACCAGTCGAAAATCCAGAACAACAACCACAAGAAGAAGATGGTGATCTTTGGTGATTAAGTGAAGAAGAAAAAAATATTATATCAATCAGATTTTAGTCTAGCCAAAACAGGTTTTGGAAGAGCTTCAAAAGCCTTATTGAAACATCTTTATAGTACTGGCAAATATGAAATAACTCATTATTGTTGTGGGCTTACTTATAATCATCCAGAACTTTTAAAAACTCCATGGAAATCTATAGGAACCCTGCCATCATCGAGATCAGAATTAGAAGAGCTTAATAAAGATCCGTCTAACTTCAGAATGGCAAGCTATGGTGCTTATTTATTAGATAAAGTTATAAAAGATATTAAGCCAGATGTTTATATTGCGGCACAAGATATATGGGGTATAGATTTTGCAATTGAAAAAAAATGGTTCAATAAAATAAATAGCGTATTATGGACTACACTAGATTCTCTACCAATTCTGCCTTCTGCTGTAGAAAAAGCAAATAAAATTAAAAATTATTGGATATGGAGTGATTTTGCTACGCAAGGCTTACATGAGTTAGGCCATGAACATGTTAGAACCATGCATGGCCCAATAGAAACAGATAATTTTTTTAGACTCAATGACGAACAAAGAAAAGATTTGAGAACTAAGCACGGCATTAACAAAGATGCATTTATTATTGGGTTTGTGTTTAGAAATCAACTCAGAAAAAGCGTCCCAAATCTTTTAGAAGGATATGCTCTCTGGAAAAAAAGCAATCCTAAGATAAAAAATACTTTTTTACTGCTACATACTTCGTGGAAAGAAGGTTGGAATATTTTTAGATTATCTAAAGAGTATGGACTCGATCTAAGAGAAATTCTCACGACTTATGTCTGCGAAAAATGTGGACAATATAAAGTCAAACAATATTTTGGGGAAAATATAGATTGCGAAGCATGCGGTGCAGAAAAATGTCAATCTACTACAAACGTAAGCGTTGGCGTTACAGAAAAACAATTAAATGAAGTTTATAATCTAATGGATGTTTATTGCCATCCGTTTACTAGTGGTGGACAAGAAATACCAATACAAGAAGCGAAATTGACTGAATTAATCACTCTTGTCACGAATTACTCATGTGGAGAAGAGATGTGCAAAGAAGAAGCTCGGTCCCTCCCGTTAGAATGGAGCGAATACAGAGAACACGGAACGGAATTTATAAAGGCTTCAACAAAGCCAAGCTCTATAGCAAAACAATTAAATAAAGTCTATACCATGCCAATAGAGAAAAGAAAAGAATGGGGCAAAAAAGCTAGAGAATGGACTATAGAAAATTATTCAGCAGAAGTCATAGGTCAAGAAATTGAAAAATTTATAGATAGCGCAAGTTTTCTAGAAGAAGATTTTTCGTTTGAGGAGCTTAAAAAAGACCCGTATGTAGAAATACCAGAAATTAAAAATGATTCAGAATGGTTAATATACATGTATACCCACATCTTAAATAGACCAGAAGTAGACGAAAATGATGACGGCCATAAGTATTGGATGCAAGAAATTCGTAAGTCTACGCCGAGAGTTTCAATAGAAAATTATTTCAGAAGAGTTGCTCTTCAAGAAAATCAAAAAGACGAAACTATTGATTTTAATAAATTTTTAAAAGACGATATTGATCCATCAAAAAGAATTCTTTTCGTTATGCCTGAGAACGAAGAAGATGTTTTTATGGCGACCTCACTATTAAAATCAATTAAGGAAAATTATCCTGAGCATTATTTATATTTTGCTACGAAACCAGAATTTTTCTCCATACTAGAAGGTAACCCATTTATTTACAAAACTATACAATATCTTCCTCAAATGGATAATCTATTGTGGCTAGAAGGGAACGGTTCACATAAAGGATATTTTGACGTAGCCTTTCTTCCTCATTTAGCTTCTCAAAGACTTATGTCTTATACACATAATGGTAAAACTAAAATACCATACAACATAAAATATTGATATGCACATACTAGAAAAATACGCCCTAGAGTCTGCTTCTAAAATAGATAAACCTTTTATTTTTGAGACATTTTTTCCGTTACCTTTTCAAAAATATATATCTTTTTCCCCTTTAAATAAAAATAAACAGAGATACTTATATTGGTCAGATGTGATTGATATTATAAATCCATATTTAGAAAAAAAAGATATTAAAATAGTCCAGTTAAATGGAGACAAAGTAAATAATTGTTTTAATCTAAATGGCCAAATTGATTTTAAAAATGAAGCATATCTAATTAAGCACTCGCTACTTCACTTTGGATCAGACAATTTAGCTTCTCAGATCTCTTCTATTTTTGATAAAAAAATAGTGACACTATATGGAGACTTTCCTCCAGAAAATAAAAAACCATATTGGGCAAAAGAGAACAAATCTTTTGATATCACTCTAAAGAAGGACGAAAAACCAAATTATAATATAAATGACACAAACGAAATTAATGAAATAAAACCAGAAGAAATTGCTGCTAAAATACTAGATTTGTTGGATATAAAATACGAAAAGATGATTAAAACAGAATTTATTGGACAGAGCTACGTTAATAAAACTTTTGAAATCATACCAAATGGGTTTTTTCACCCTCCAGAGCAAGTGGCTAATTTAATTATCAGGATGGATTACTTTTTTGACGAAAAATGTTTAGATTTTTTCTTAAACTACAAGAAATCAATTATTATCACGAACCGCCGAATTAATTTAAGTCTTTTAGAAAAATATAGAAATAATATATTGAGCGTAGTCTATGAAATAGATGAGCAAAATGACGCTAATTTTATATTAGATATAAGAAATATTGGCATTAAATATGATTTAGTAAGCTATTTATCTGAAACCGAGCTTAATAAAATTAAACTTAAGTATTTAGATCTAGCATTAATACACAGAAAAGACCCGCAAGAAATTCCAGATAATTTGCTGTCTAAAGATAAAATTTATTTCTTCAAGTCTTCTAGATTTTTATTTAGTAAAGAGGGGCTTTTCGCCACCAAATATCATTGGACGAATAACATGCCGATGAAAGATATTCCCATTTTTACAAAAGATATAGACCCTAAAGAATTCGAGAATTTATATATGTTCTCTATTGACAAATAAATATATTTGTCTTAAACTTATATAAAGTGAAAGAAGAAAACACAAAGACTATAGATATTAAGGGTCAAAATAATCAATTAATTTTTTCTCCATCTAGCCCTATTGATAATCAATTCAATATACCGAGTAAAGTATTTAATCGAAATTCTTATGGGCTTATTAATAATAAGGACACGAATTATACATATAATGAAGATGGCACAATAAATTGGCGAGCCATGGTAAAAACACAATATCTTGTACCCAATAGACAGAAGACACAAGAAACAGATGTATCTAAGTTAGAGGATAAAGACCTTCTAATCTTATTAGGTGGAATTAAGGAATTAGCACAGATAAGAGGATACACCAATGTCAGTTACAAAGTCGTTGCAGCATCCGAAAGCTATTTCGCTACATCTTGTAGAATAACATGGATTCCAAATTATGAGACCGAAGGTAGAGAGATCTCTTTTGAATCATTGGCTGATGCATCTGGGAGCAATACAAAAAGTTTTGCTAGATATTTTTTGGCTGCAATTGCAGAAAATAGAGCTTTCGTCAGGTGCGTCAGAAGCTTTCTAAGAATAAATATTGTTGGGCAAGAAGAGCTAGGGGACGCAAAGATTCTAGAAGAAAATATTTTAGCAGTAAACCCAACTTCACCATATAATTTATTAGAGAAATTAATGAAAGAAAAGAATATAACCTTTAATACTTTAAAAGATAAACTTATTAAAGAGAATTTTGGAGATATATCTTCTATTAAAGATATTCCCAAAAGTAAGATATTCGAATTAATTGAAAGGATAAAAAAAATATGACAACCCCAAATACTGCAGATAGTAACGTGAGAACAAACGATCAAGACGAGGTCTTTAATTTTAAAATTGCTAGAAAAGATCTTGAATTGATATTTAAATATTTATCGAGGGCAGATCTAAAAGGAGCAGAGGTCCCAGAAATGAATAAAGTAATTTCTATCTTTGATCCAAAGAATTCTGTCAGATAAATGTTTTCTTTTTTCAAAGAAAAACCTAAAATAGAATTCTATAATGTCTGTGATGGTTTAGAAAAAATAAACCCTCCAACACTAGCTAGGTCTGAACCAAGCCCGAAATGGGTCGCCCTACACGCAGCTGAAACTAAAAAATGGTTGCAAGAAAAAAATGTTCCAGATAATTCTAGATTTTCTATAGAAAAATGCCCAGGTATAAGAGGAATAATGGATCTAGGTTTTCATCTGAAAACCTGGCAAGATATATCAATATTTTTAAATCATGATGGATCTTTTAAATTTCATCTCCCAAATCATTTGTCTGTTTTGAATGAAAATGCAAAATTTTTTGAGCCAGAAGTTCAATTTCATACACAAAATCAATTTCCATCTTTTTGCAACGCAAGAGAAGATACGTTTTCTACTATAGTTAAAATTGTAACGCCGTGGAGGGCTAAATTATCTCCAGGATGGGTATTTCTTTTGCTGCCAATATATTATTCTGATAATCCTTGGTTTTCTGCTGTGCCTGGCGTATGGAATCCTGAATACGGCAGACATCTCAATATTAATTTGCAAATACATAAAAAAGGTGGAGAAGCGGTGTTTTTTCCAGCAGGAATTTCTTTAGTGAAGATGATACCAATTAAACAAAATCAAAAATTCGATTTTTCTGTTAGAAAAATAACCGAGGAAGAATTAAAAGCTGAAAAATTAGCGGTACCTTTTATTAGGCGTTCATTTGTGCCATCCAGAAAGCGGCAAAGAGAAGATATAGAAAAACTTTATAAAAGTAAATGTCCATTTTTTAATCCATAGTTTATGAATTCGAAACCAGAAAACGTCCAAATAAATTTAGAAGCTGGACTAGGCGATACTATAGCTTGGTTGCCGTATGTTGATTTATTTCAAAAAGAAACTCAAAAAAATGTTTTTTGTAAAACATCGTTTAATGAAATTTTTTCTCCTGTGTATGATAATATACATTTTATAGATAGTAGATCAAACAATATGTTGAATGTAAAAACGGTATGTGGGTATCAATATGATATAGAAAAATATTATCCTATGCAAAAAGTCGCTGCTTTTTCTTTAGGTATAAATTATGTGGGTGATGTGAGACCAAAAGTTTTTATTAAAAATAAAAAAAGTAATTTTAATAAACCATATGTTTGTATAGCTACAAAAAGTACTTGCCAGGCTAAATTCTGGAATAATCCGACTGGATGGGGCCAAACAATAAATTATTTAAAATTATTAGGCTATGAAGTCGTTTGTATAGATCAATATGCTAATTTTGGTAATCTTGAAGCGGGAATGGTAAATACTACGCCAAAAAATGTAATAGATAAAACTGGGATCACTGGCAAAGAATTCTCATTAGACGATAGGATAACAGACCTTCATAATTGTTCTTTTTTTATTGGTTTATGCTCAGGATTATCCTGGTTATCTTGGGCTCTTAAAAAACCAACAATAATGATTGGTGGATTTACAGATCCAAAAATTGAATTTGAAAATCCTTATAGAGTTATTAATAAAAATGTTTGCACTAACTGCTGGGGACAAGAAGGCTTTAGTAGAGACGATTGGCTTTGGTGTCCGAGAAAGAAAGGCACAGATGATATTTTTGAGTGTTCTAAAAAAATCTCATTTGAGATGGTGAAAGAAAAAATTGATTTGGTTATAAAAGATAATTTTTAATTATCTTGTTATAAATGTTACGCTACCAATACCACAAACATTTATTGTTTTTGTAGTCACGGATCCCCCAAGTATTTGACTAACGGATCCAGCAGAACCAGCATACCCAGCAGACCCAGCATAAGGCACGGATCCTCCTGCGGCTAAAGATTGTGCACTTCCTGCAGTTGTAGCATACCCAGCAGATTGAGCAACCCCTGCGTTGGTAGCGTAATTTACACTTCCTGCTGTTGTAGCATACCCAGCAGATTGAGCAACCCCTGCGTTGGTAGCGTAATTTACACTTCCTGCTGTTGTAGCATACCCAGCAGATTGAGCAACCCCTGCATTGGTAGCGTAACCAGCTAATGTAGCATAAGGCACGGATCCTCCTGCGGCTAAATTTTGTGCACTTCCTGCTGTTGTAGCATACCCAGCAGATTGAGCAACCCCTGCGTTGGTAGCGTAATTTACACTTCCTGCTGTTGTAGCATACCCAGCAGATTGAGCAACCCCTGCGTTGGTAGCGTAATTTACACTTCCTGCTG